TTATTTGACTGTATCGCTTTTTTGATTTGTCTGCATTTTGTCTGCGTTAGGTGTCTTGTCTGCATTTTTTGACAGCATTTTCTCAAACTCGTCAGAAGTATGTTTGAGCATTTTGTCTGTTGCTTTTGTGTATAGCTCCATGGTTATGTTTATCTTTTTATGACCCAGTCTAGCTGCCACCTCTTTTGGATTTACATTTGCTTCTGCCAGCATGGTTGCGTGAGTGTGCCTGAAAGAGTGAGAGTTCAGCCCCAAGGTCCTCAGATACGAATATGAACGTAAATGTGTCATAGGTCTGCCATCGTTGTACGTTGTTATAAAGTGGAGTTCGTTCAGATGGCTCATGTCCAAACTGGATGAAGCTACAGTCAGAATACCGTCATTATCACAGTAGCTTCTCTTGTACCCTTTACCATACTCCAAAGCATTATGTTCCTGCTGTTCCTTCCAGTGTTTAAGTTCTTCCATAAGCTCTGAATCGATATAGATTTTCCTTATGCTTGACGATGTTTTTGGCTTCTTGATGTAGTGAACGCCATCCACCCAGACAAGCTGTTTAGTTACCTCGATGATACGATTTTCAAAGTCTACTGAATCCCATGTTAGACCGCATACTTCACCGATACGCATACCAGTATGATAAGCAATGAAAAGAGTCATGTGCATGCAATGACCAAAAGGATATTTTTTCATAGCTTCAGCGAATTTTTCTTGTGTTATAATCTGTCTTTTTATAACGCCCTTTTTGGCATTCTTCGGTATGTGTATTTCTGCTGCTGGATTGTAGCGTATAAGCTCTGCTGGATATACTGCATAAGCAAGAGCAAGCGAAAGTACAGACTTGAATTGCTTGATATAGCTTTCTGAATATCCCTCGTCTGCCAGCTCTATAAGTGCTTCATCCACGTCTCTTGGCTTCAGCTCCTGAATGTGTATCGAACCTAGCATGGAGCTGACTTTTTTGATTTTGTCTGAGTACAGCTTACGTGTCGCCATTGCCAGTCCAGCCTTATGCTTTTCAAACCAGATATCAAGAAGCTCTGCAACAGTAGGGTTTTCAGACCTGATACCGATACCGCCATGCTTCCAGTCTGCATAGGCTTCAATGCCAGCATCGTAGGCTTCCTCCTCGGTGGCAAAGCCACCTTTTTCGATAACCTTCCGCTTGCCTTCAGGAGTCTTGCCAGCCTCAAAAATGTATGAAAATGTCTGACCTCGTTTCCGTGTTCTGACCTTCGCCATGATATTTTTCGCTCCCGATCATCAGAATTTTGACCCAAAATGAATGAAAAATTGATATGTTTATCCAGTAAACCTGTTGTAAAAATAGGTTTATTTTTTTGCAAATTTTCGACATTTCCTACAATAAAACATACTTCCGTAACAAATCTGTAACAGTTCCGTGACGATGTTGGTACAACTTCGATACAGTATTGGTACGAGTCTGTTACAATTTCGTTACGCCAACCGATACAGTTCCGATACGACTTTGTACCAAGTCTGTTACAGGTCTGTAACGAGTCCGTTACGAATCCGTTACAGGTTCGTTACGACATTGTACCAGACCCGTTACAAGTCCGTTACGAAACCGTTACATCGGCATTTTTTATGGTTATTTTGCTATACGAAATACGACTGTTACAAATCCGTTACAAGTCTGTTACAGGTCTGTAACAGGTTCGTTACGAGTCTGTAACGAATCCGTTACGATTTCGTCTCTATAGGTTAGGTTAGGATAGGTTAGTATAGGTTAGTATAGGATAGAGTCTACTACTAGTTCTACTACTACTAGTAGAGAGTAAATATGTTAGTACATATCATACTGTGTACATACTGTACTGTATTTAAGGAGTAGCAGTAGTCGCAGTAGGCTATTTGGGACCCAGGATTGTCCATAGCAGTGAATGAGTATCAAGCAGTGATGTCTCAATGCCAAGTCGTTCTGATATATGTTTTCTTATCTGCTGGAGGATGCTGTTGTATTCCGTGTAGTTTTCGTATGTGATGTTCCCTGATGTTTTGAAATCAATGCCTAGATCATCAAAGATTTTGTCGAAATGACTTGGAGCAAGTGGCATAAATTGATTGCGGTCTCGCAGGAAAAATAGAGCAGCGACCACATCATAGTTTCGTACCTTTTCTGCAAGGTTGTTGAATGCCATTTCAGCATCAGTCGAAGTGAAGACATCATAGACCAGCTTTTCAGCTTCGTCTGGCTTTGACACCAGATATTGCTTGAGATTGTCTATGTTAATCCAGAATGCGAGATTGTTTACGGTCTTTTGAAAATTTTCGTCAATAAATTTTGCAATCTTGCCAGAGCCGATATCTTCAGGAGTGAATTTTTTGGCAAGCCACTTCATGCGGAATGTAGCTGCCATGCTCAGCTTGTACCCTTCGAGTTCCAGATAATATGGATTTGCGGCAAAGCTTACTATGCCACTTTTACGCATGTTGTCTGCAAATTCGTCAATCCCCTTGTCGAGAATCGTGAAGTTGATATTTTCCATAAAGAATCCCCCTATTTCAAGTTTTTGAATTATCGAAAAAGAGAAGAAAAGCTTATGAATATGACCGTTTGTGCGTGTCGAGGGCAGACTTAGGACTATGTATGCACATAGTAGTAAGTCCGCCATGATTTTACATGGCTGGAAAATCACCACGAAGGCTATTAGCGGCTTTAATCGTCACTTGCCTTGGCATGATTTTCAGGCTTGCCTTTTTCGCTGTCATCAGCTTGCTTGGTGTTTTCAAGCTTAGCTGCCTTCAGGTCAAAGACAACGGTTATCTTGCCGAAAAGCTCTTTTTGCTTCTCGGTGAATGATAACTCCTCAGCCATGGCATTCACCCCTCTTTAGGTTTTATTTCCACAACCTCCTGCTCAGTAGCCAGAGCTTTTTCGTATACCAGACGAATGGCGTTCTCGATAAAAGCAATGTCCTGCTCAGAAGGTTTGTAGTTTTTGCCCATGTGGTTGATTGAACCGTCAAATTTTATGTCTTTTATGACAGCTCGCATTTTGGGGTCGTCTTTGAATAGCATACCCATAATTCCCTGAGAAGCTGAAGGTTTTGAGTCAATGCCCAATATCCAGTCCGTACTGACACCATAAAGATCAGCTAATGTCCGCAAGTCGCTTGGTGATGGTTGAGTCCTGTCGTTTTCCCAATGTGAAATGTTTCTATAGCCTATTCCAGTGCGTTCACTGACATCTTTTTGCATGAGACGGCATTTTTCTCTTGCACTTTTTAGCCTAGCTCCAATGCTCATCTTATCCACCTTCCTGATGTATAGTATAGCATTAAACTCGAATAAATAGAAAAAATACTCATAATAATAGGATTGGAGCTTGACATACTCTTTTAAATAGCATAGAATAAAGTATAATTACTATTCTAACGAGTATATAAAGGAGGATGGCAACCATGAAGACGGTAGAAGAAATGGAAAAGATTTTTGCTCCTATCCGTGACCAGTGCGTTGAAATCTACAATATGACGATTGAAGACCCTTCGCTGGAAAACATGTTTATGTACAAGACAATCTGCGAAATTCATGCTTATGAGATTTGCCTGAATTATAAAATGGGTGGCGTACCATCATACCTTGGCTATGAGCTTGGTCTTGATTGTATTGCTGATGCTGGAGACACTAAATGCCCAAAAATTCGGCATGAGCTGGATAAAATTTGGCTTGAAATTCTTGTCGAGAGTTTGATGGAATTTGGTTTGAACAGCATTGTTGATTATATACATGATGCCGTTGGAGAAATATAATTTTGGAATGCCCAGTGAGAGGTGGTGATGAAATGACTGTAAACGAAAAGCTGAAGGCTTATATCCAGAAGCGAGGTATTAAGCAAAGTGTAATAGCTAATGCAATCGGGATGAACGAAAGAACGCTGAATGGAATTCTAAATGGTAGAATAACCCTGAAGGTAAATACTCTTGTTAGTGTATGTGAGTTCATACGAGTCGACCCAGCATTTTTTTTGAATGACAATACTCTTTAAACGAGTTTATTTAATCGTACCAGAAGATAGCTCAGTGTAGAGCAGAGAAAACAGAACGGAAGGTGATGAACATGAGTGGAAAGGCAACGAAAGCTGCCAACAGTGTCTGGTACAAGGCACGGATGAGGATGGCAGAGAAGGACAGTCGGTTCTGCTCAAGAGAGATTACATCAATGCTTGTAGGGATTGAGAGAACGAGGATAGCCCAGATAGAGCTACAGAATGTTATTCCTCATCCAGACGAGTGTATATCAATGGCAGAACAGTACAAGGCTCCAGAGTTGCTGAATTACTGTTGTACAAGGTGTTGCCCTATAGGGATGCTTGATGTTGAGCCTGTTGAGGGCATAGACATCGACAGGATAACTGTTAAGTTCCTGAACGCCACGGCAGACATAGCAGACATTGAACGAGCCATTTTGCGTATTGCCAGCGATGGCAAAGTATCGGTAGATGAGATACCCAAGATGAATGAGATACTGGCTAAATTGAAAGAGCTGTCAAGGATCAAGAACGAGATAGCAGTTTACATGAGGAAGTTGGTGTGAGAATGGAAATAGCAGAGCTGAAAGAAGCAGTAGAGCTGGCAAAGGAGCTGAAAGCAATATTGACGGAGACACCTGAGATAGCCCAGTTCTTGAATGGCGAAATGAGTGCATTTGTCCCAGAACACTGTTACAGACTTATGACTGTATCACAAGCTGCAGAAGCGTTGTGTGTGAACCAGAACAGAATCCGTGAGTATGTCAATCAAGGTTTGTTGGAGTGCATCTACACTCCACCTGTTAGCCACATGAAAATCACGGTTCAGTCTGTGAACAGGCTTATACAGAAGTGCAGATCAAACAAAGGTGGTGAGAAAGATGATGTCGGAGCTGACAACACAAGAGCGTGTTGAGATAAAGAGAAAGGTGATATGGTACGACAGGACTATGAAGTTTTTTAAGGTAGTTACCATAGCCGTTACAGCATTGCTTCTGCTTGGCTTTGTCGGAGAGATGGACAGGACAACAGGTTTGTAGGAGGTGAGCAAAATGGTACAGCATCTTGAACTGGTAAAGTTGAGCGTACCACAAAAAAGCCACCAGTTGCCGTATTTCACAACTGATGGCTGGATGATAATATTTGCAGTTTTTATGATTATCGGTTTTGCCTTCGGATTTTTGGTAGGTGACTGGCAAAATGAAATTGTATCACAAGCTGCTGGAAAATGAAGAAGGGCTACGCCAGATGAGATGGCGAAGCCCATGAAGAATGAGATTACAGCAAATGGAGCTAAGAAAAAGCCGTTTGCCAAATCCACTTGTATTGTAAACCATGGAAAGGGGTAGAGTCAACAGCAATGAGACTGATTAAGTTATTTCTTGAGAATTTTCGTGGAATAAAGAGTTTGACCATAGATTTCAACGGTGACGACACTGTTATATACGGAGCCAACGGCACTGGCAAGACCACAGTAGCCAACGCAATAAGCTATGTGCTTAGTGGAAAGTCAGCTACTGGGGAGAAGGATTTTTCTCCAAAAACCGTAGGCGTTCATAATGTCCACCATGTAGCAGAGCTGACTGTCTGCAAGGATGACGGAGAAGTAGTTGTCCTGAAAAAAGAGTTTTACGAGAAGTGGACTAAAAAGCGTGGGAGCCAGTCACCGACCTTCACTGGTCATGTGTGTGAGCTTTCGATCAACGACCTGCCAGTAAAGACCAAGGAGTATGACAAGGTTATCAGTGAGCTGACAAACGGTCATGTTGATGACATTGAGTTTCTGACAGTCATGGGTCACATGGTTGAGAAGATGAACGACAACGAAAGGAGAAAGGTTCTGTTTTCGTTGTGTGGTGAGGTCACTGATGATGACATACTAGCCAAGCCAGAGTTTGATGAGCTTTCCAAGCTGCTTGTGATTGAAGGCACCAAGGACCAGCGGTATGAAATCCCAGATTTCAAGAAGAAGTGCGAGAGCAAGCGTAGGGAGCTGAACAAGAAGCTGGACAGCATTCCTGAAAGCATAGCCACCCTTGAATCTGCCATGGCAGGTGAGTATGAGGATGAAGCTGATGTAAAGGCAAGGCTGGCTGAGAACAGGGCAAAGCTCCAGAAGCTCCTGGCACCTGCTGATGCAGTAAACGGCAACGAAGAAATTATTCGTGATGTCAAAGAAAAGATTGCAGAAGGCAGACAAAAGTTTGGCGAAAGCAAATATAAGGCGTTGAGTGCTTTTTCTGAGACCGAGCAGACCATGATGAATGATGTTGCCAAGTATGAGACATCACTGAACAGAGCAAAGACTGAGCAGAAGTGGCTTGAAGCTGAGATTGAACGAAAGACCAAGGTTCGTGAGGAGCTTCTTGGTGAGTTCGAGGTCAAGGTAAAGGCTATGGTGTGGGATGAGAATTCCACGATATGTCCGACCTGCGGTCAGAAGATGCCAGAGGACAAAATAAATGAGCTGTTTTCCAAGTTCTCTGCTGAGCGTGAAGCCAACAAGGCGTATATCAATGCCAAGGGAAAAGCCAACGGTGTTGAGCTGGAGAAGCACAAGGAAACGCTGAAGGCAACAGTTGCTGACATTGAGATGCTGGAAGCTGTACTGAAGAAGCAGAATGAAGCACTTGCTAAGTGGCGTGAGTCCAAGCCTGTTGATACTCCATACGAGGAGACTGATGAGTACAAGGAATTAAAGAAGACCCTTGACGAGCTGGAAGCTGGCACCGCATCTGTAGCGTTCAACCCTACCGACAAGGCAGACTATGAGAAGCTGATTGAAGAAGATGAGCAGAAGCTGGTTGATATCGGAGCCAAGGCAAAGATGGATGAAAAGATTGCTGAGCTGAAGGCAAGTGTCAAGACTGTATCGGCAGAGCTTGAGAAGCAGGAAAAAGCAATCTATCTGTGTGAGCAGTTTATGATAGCCAAGGCTGAGATGATAACTGCCAACATCAATGACAAGTTTAGCTGCATCAAGTGGAAGCTCTTTGAGACCCAGATCAATGGTGGATTGCGTGAAGTATGTGTGCCAATGATACCTAATGCTGATGGCGTAATGGTTGATTACAAGATGGCTAATACTGCATCCCAGATTAATGCCAACCTTGAAATCATGGATGTATATGCCAAGGCTTATGGTGTAAACCTTCCAATCATCATTGACAGGGCTGAGAGTATCACGAATATCCGTGACATGGATTGTCAGACAGTGTCGCTGGTAGTAAGTGCCGATGACAAGGTTTTGAGAATAGAGAAAGCTGTAAAGGAGAATGAGAAAAATGAAGAATGAGGTTGCAAACGTAAACACTGGAGCTGTTCAGCAGGTAGAGCCAATTAAGACTATTGACAATTATTTGACCAACAGCTTGGCGAGAGAGAAGTTTGAGCAGGTATTGGACAAGGGAGCCAACGGATTTATTGTTTCTTTGACCAGTCTTGTAAAGAGCGACAATATGCTGGCACAAGCCAATCCGAAAACCATCATGTCTGCCGCCATGACTGCGGCAACATTGAAACTGCCGATTAACCCAAGCTTGGGACTGGCATACATCATTCCATACCGCCACAAGGATAAGAACGGTAACTATGTAGTAGATGCCCAATTCCAGATGGGGTACAAGGGATTTGTACAGCTTGCGGAGCGTACAGGGCAGTATCGTACTATCAACGCCACTGTCATCCGTGAAGGTGAGATAGAGGATATTGATATCATCACTGGAGAAATCAAGCGTGGAAAGAGGAAAAGCGACAAGGTTGTTGGTTATGCTGCATACATCAAGTTCGTCAATGGGTTTGAAAAGACCCTGTATATGACCAAGGAGGACATGACAGCACACGCCAAGAAGTACAGCCAGTCTTTCCAGAAAGGTTTTGGACCATGGAAGGACAACTTTGATGCAATGGCTCAGAAGACTGTATTAAAGCAGTTAATAAGCAAGTACGGAATTATGAGTATCGACATGCAGAGCAGTGATATGGCAATGGCACTTGCAAGCGACCAAGCTGTTGTATCAGATGCCTGTGGTACTCCAAGCTATGACTACATAGACAACAGACCGAGTGGAGCTGTTGAGGATGTGTCTTTTGGTGATGAGCCTTCCGTACCTGTACAGCCAGTACAGAATGTACATCCAGTAGAGCAGGTACAGACACCGCCACCAGTACAGCAAAGTGCTCCTCCAGTAGCAGAAGCTCCTGTAAATCGTCAGATGGCTCCTTCTGATGATGAGCCAGCGTTTTGATAGAGGTTAAGGTACTGGCATCCAGCAGTAGTGGAAACTGTTATCTGATTGATGACGGAAAGACAAGGTTACTGTTGGATGCTGGTGTTAAGCTCAGTAAGATTCAACAGGCAGTAGGTTTTGATGTTGGGAGCATTAGTGGAGCATTGATTACCCATAATCACAATGACCATTCGCTGTGTGTTGATGAGCTAATAAAGCGTGGCGTAAATGTATATGGCAACGCTGATGTAGCCAGCAGGAACGATGGTATTAATCATATTCCTGAAGGCAGGAAGGTTGGCATAGGCACCTTTGATGTGATAGCGAAAGGCATGGAGCATGATATACCGTGTTCATGCTTCTATCTGAGGAGCTTGGCAACAGGAGACATATTGTTATACATCACCGATACAAAGTCGGTTCATTACAAGTTCCATGATGTCACCCAGCTCATAATCGAAGCTAATTACGATCATCGTCTTCTTTTGGCGAATGCGTACAAGCCTTCCAGTCTGAAGCACAGAATAATCAACAGCCATTTAAGCATTGAACAGGCAAGTGAGTGTGTCAATGAAATGGATAAGTCTAAGCTGAAGGAAGTGTATCTTTGCCATCTGTCAGATGAGGACAGCGATGCAGAGATGTTCAGACATGAGATTGAGAAAGTCACCGAAGCAAAGGTGTATATCTGCGAAAAGTACGGTGGTGTAACATGCAGGACATAGTTACAGGCAAGATTGTTGACATGGAACCAGATGGCAGTGTTCACATTGTAGCCAGTGTCCCAGATATAGACAGAGCAGTGAACAGGAAGTACAGCACAGTGCTGATAGGCTTTAACGATGGCAGGAGAATATCTGCAAAGCAGAGAGCCAAGGCACACTGTCTGATAGCTGAGATAGCTGACTGGATGGCAGAGCTGCCAGCACTTACTAAGCAGATTATGAAGGTTGAATTTAAGGTAAATCGCCTTGAATCGCTTGAAACAAAGATGTTCAGTCTAAGCAACTGCGACATGAATACTGCCAGCGAGTTCATTAGCTATCTTGTTGATTTTGTTGTTGAGAACGACATTCCGACAAGAAAACCGATGTACCAGCTTGCAGATGATATTGGCAAGTACATGTATGCCTGTCTTGTAAACAAGCGGTGCTGTATATGTGGACAGGCAGGTCAGCTCCATCACTGCGAAGGTAGCAGGATAGGAATGGGCGGTGACCGCAAGGAAGTCCATCATCTTGGTCGTGATGTAGCTTGTCTTTGCTGGAAGCATCACGATGAGCTGCACCGTATGGCTGAGACAGAGTTCATGGACAAGTACCATATTTACCCGATACAGGCTGATAAGGTTATTTGCAAGAAATACAAGCTAAAGGAATGAGGTTTATGAAAGAGATTTTGAAATGGTGGTGGGAGCGTAATGGCAGAGCGTAGGATGTTTGCCAAGGATGTTATTGACAGTGACAATTTTTTGGATATGTCGCTGACTACTCAGGCGTTGTATTTTCATTTGGCTATGCGAGCCGATGATGACGGTTTCGTAAACAACTGCAAGCGAATTCAGAGAATGATTGGCTGTTCAGATGACGAAATGAAGATGCTTATAGCCAAGAAGTACATTATTCCGTTCGAGAGCGGAGTTATCGTCATAAGACACTGGAAAATACACAACTACATCAGGAAGGATATGTATCACCCCACAAAGCATGTTGCTGAGAAAAATCTGATTGAGCTTAATGATGGTGTGTATGATGTCTGCGATGAAGAAGTGAATAAATTGCAGTTGAAAAATGAGCCTGAAAGCATTGCGAAAATCTGTGACGTTGACAATTCAGAAAAATACGATGAGCGGTTTGGAAAAATCTTTGAGCTGTACCAAAACTGCATCCAGCCTGTGCCTAACATGGTCGTTGCTGATGACCTGCAGGACCTGTATGAGCAGTATGGAGCAGAATGGCTCTATGAGGCTATCAAGGAGTCAGCCAGAAATGGTGGCAGGAATGTAAGGTATGTTGCCAAGGTTTTGAATAACTGGCAGACCAGAGGCGTTCAGGACCCTTGGAACCATCCAGACAAGAAGCAGAAAGGCAAGCAGGTAAGCGATATTCCGCAGATGGATATAGCTGCCAAGGCTATTGCCACACTGGAAGCTCAGGAGAACGCTGATGAATAAGAGAGCCGAGATTATAAAACTGCTGACACCGTACCTCATGGCGTTCCCGAACAGCAAAATGAATGAAGGCAGTCTGCTGGTATACAGCAAGGCACTTTCAGGACTGGAGCTTGTTGAGATAGAGGCTGCCATGAACAAGCTGATACTGACAAGCAAGTTTTTCCCTTCTGTAGCCGAGATATACGAACAGGCAAGACTGGTAAGACAGTATGCTGTTGCAGAGTCTAGCGGAGTTCGTGATCTGACTGAATCTGAGGCGTGGGACAACGCAATGCAGGTGGTCAAGGAACATGGACTGCTGAACAGCGAGCCTTGGAATTTTGCGAATGAAAAGGTTGCCAAGGCTGCCAGAAGGTTTGGCTTGAAGGAGCTGAGTCTTCTCAGGACCGATGAAGTCAATATTGCTCGTGGACAGTTTACAAGGTTTTACCGTGAGATTATGAACGAGGATAACGACAACGAATATAACAAGCTTGTGCTTGGCGGTATGAGGAATGATGATGTGAATAAATTGATTGGCAAGATAGCGGAGGTAAAGCAAATTGGAAAACCAGAATAAGAATGTTAAACGGAAGATGAGTGAAGAAGAATTGACTGATATGCTTAAACAATGTTTTGGCAATGCTGAGTCTGCCTATGATCAGTTTATGAAAAGAGTCTTAGGCAAATTAATGAACGACTTGGACGATGACAAAGAAGAATGCGAGGAAACGGATGAATTTGACCCTGAGTTTATCTTTGATGGTCGTGCATTTGATGGTTCAGAGTGTAATCCTGCTACAGTAGCCGTGAATCAGGGATTTGACACATCGTATACCTACGATGTAACTCCTGCTTGGTTCCAGATTCCTAAGCATCCGACTGATGAAGATATTGTAAATTTGAAATATAAGGCGGTAAGCGAGTTCTGCGAGTTTATGACAGCTTTAGATGAATTTATGCATGAAAAGACTTGGAAGAACAGGCACCACGTTCTTCATGAAATTGGCGATACAGTTACAGCTATGACTGGAGTTGCTGTAGCTCTTGGAGCTTCCTCTGATGAAATTACTGATGTATGTGAAGGCATCCACCTAAAGAACAAGCTGAGACGTTACCATATTCCACGCTGGGACAAAGACGAAGATGCTGATGGAGCTGACCAAGAAAATGAGTAAGTACAGAAACAGTAAGTTCAGAATTTGTGGGAATACGTTTGATAGCAGGGCTGAGGGCGAATATTATGTGTACCTGCTTGGGCTGCAAAAGAATGGAAAGGTAAAAAGCATAGAGCTTCAACCAGTAGTTGAGCTGCAACCAAAGTTCGTATATGCAGGTAAAACAGTTAGGGCTATTACCTACATCCCTGATTTTCTTGTTGAATACACAGACGGTCATAAAGAGTATGTTGATGTCAAAGGCGTATCAACCAAGGATGGAGAGCTGAAACTGAAAATGTTTATGTTCAAGTACCAAGACGGCATCCCTATTAAGTGGGTAGCCAAAGGCGACAGGCTCGGACTTCCGTTGTGGATGGACTACTTTGAAAAAAAGGCTATGATTCGAAAGCGAGAGCGAGAGAGACGAAAGGAAGCCAAGAAATATATCAAGATGTGAGGTGCTATTTGAATGATTGAGTCTTATGTTGTGATAGCTAAGAAAGGCAGTGGGGAAAAGACCCACAAGCATTATTTGAAACTAAGTATGGCTGTTACAGCAACGAGGTATATGTTCAAAAGCAAGCTGTATAGTAAGCTATTGCTATTCAGGGCGTTTTACAAGTCTGAGAGAAAGGTGAGAATGTCCATCCCAGACAAGACTGAACGGCTGTGGGACTCAGACAAAAATTCCATTGAAGAATTGAATGAGATTAGTAAGAAAAGCTGATGGAAAGGAGCTTCTGATAATGAATAAGGTTACTTTGCATGGAAGACTGGCGAGAGACCCAGAGGTAAGATATACGACCAGCGGAAAAGCAGTAGCGTCTGTATCTATAGCTGTCAACAGGCGTGGCAAGGAACACGACAAGGCAGATTTTATTCCGTTGATTTTTTGGGATAAGCTGGCAGAGAATGTTGGAAATTTCTGTGGTAAAGGGAAAGAGCTTCTTGTTGAAGGGCGTATTCAGGTACGGAGCTATGATGCACAGGATGGAAGCAAAAAGTACGTCACTGAGGTTGTCGTGAATGAGATGGAGTTCTGCGGTACAAAGAATGACGCTGGAAGCCAAAATAACAGCAGTCATGACAACAGCACTGGAAACAATGTAAATGAGCCGTTCGGTGGCAAGCCAGTGTCTGATGACGACATTCCGTTTTAAGGAGGAATTGAGTTGATGGATTACGTTGTAACTTTCGTTGCTGGCATGGTGTTCGGGAGCATCGGATTGCTTTTTTTCATAGCTATATGTCTCGTAGGAACTGAGCCAAGGCACTGGAGGGAAAGGTAATGGCAGACATAACGATGTGTTTTGGCGAAAGATGCACGTTAAAAGATGACTGTTACAGGCATACAGCCCCAATAAATGAATATGCCCAAGCTGTTTTCGCTGAACGACCAGAAGAACCGTGTAAGTATTTTTGGTTGAACATAGGTCTACCGAATGGAAAGAAAACAGGAAAATGGTGGAAGCATTTTAAGCCAGAAAAGACCGAGGAGGAATAATGGATGTTTGATTTTATTGCTGGGCTGATAATAGGAACAATGGTTGTAGGAGCGTGTGTGTATCTTTACTCAAAAGCCTACGCTCTTGGGTATGAAGATGGGAAAGAAGATGCCTCTGACGACCTTTGGAAAGAAGATTGAGATTACATGAATTACTGTAGGAGGTGGCTCTTAATGGACACAGGCTATTGCATGAATTGCGAGCATCGAAGGACCGTTTACGCTGGCAATAATTTTAAATTTTTAGGATGCACGTTCCCTCCTTACAAGGGAAAATGGGTAGCAGAAATTGATATATGCCCAGAAGAAATTGCCAAGGAAAAGAATAAATGGAAAACCCAAATGCTCAATAAGTTTGTAGGTGAGTGTGTATGAGAAGCTACAGGAAACGGCAGATAGTGAAGGTTTATAAAATGTCAGTATATCCGTATAAGGTTGTGCTTGATGGCGATGAACTAAGATTTGAAAAGTCACTAGCGTATGATGTTCGTGATAGGGCATATTGCAGCATTATGGACCACTGTGCGAAATCAGATGATGTGGGAAAATTGTATGTGGAAGAATGAGCAGTAAAAAGAAAAAACACTGGGTAAGATTTTCCTTGGCTGATTTATACGCCATCAGGAACGCATTACGCCAGACAGATGAAGCCAAGACCCTTGAGAAAGTAGAGAAGATGATAAAAGACTTGCATAGCTTTTTCGATGGCAAGTCAAAGCATGAGATAGATAACTATGATTTGTGGTTATGAGGTGAAATATGAAAATAAATATAAGGTGTGATTTCACCGTTGATTTAGACAATCCGCCAGAAAATTTGACCGAGTTAGTCAAGGATGACTTTGGAAATTTTACCAAAGGGACTGCAAAAGATTTTTGCTATGAAGATAAACTTCGGTACTTGGATATGATTAAGCATGCTGCGTGTGGCAGAAAACAAGCATGTGATGTTGTAAGAGATAGTATTCATGACTTGGTGGATAGTTGCCTTGATAATGACGGAGAATGGCCAGAATGGTCAGACATTGCAGACGAATATTTCATAGCAAATTGTGTAGAACGTGGTAGAGAGCCGTTTTACAACCATGATTTAAACTTTAGGCAACATAAAGTGGTTTATGAAATTGTTAAAGCGGTAATTGAATATTGAGGTGATGTTTGATGGATTTTGACAAGTTGCAAATCGACATATTGAAGGACGCTATTGCTGGCAATAGGTGGCAATACTGGTGCGAAGATGGAAAAGTAGTACTTTCTCCTAAGCATCCGTTCGCACTTTTTGTTGTTCCTCATCAAGAGGCAAAACTTGTCCTTGAAAGAGTTGCTATCAGGAATGAAAAAATGTACAAATATTACAAGCTTGCATGTGACCAAGAGACTATTGGCAAAATGAAAAAGCTGAATATCCTCGGCAGTGTGAAGCCATATTATTTTGAACATGCGATGTACAAGTTAGCAGATGAAAGTAATAAGTTGTTTGTACATGCAGACCCTAAGTGGTTTAAGTATTGTGGGGATTTGCTTAATGTTGAGATGTTTAGTGAGGATGAGCAAGGTCCTGTTGTAATCATGGAGAATGGTGAAGTTGTAGCACTTGTTGCACCGTTCAGAATTGGCAATGAATGGAAGCTGCTATAAGGAGACAAAGGAATGGAAGAATGGTGTAGAGAAAACCCATATTTAACGACACTTATAATCGTTATGCTGATAGAGCTTGCATTTGGTTTTTTGAAGATGATAACAATTTTAACTGGCGTGCATAAAGCATGTAAGATTGAGTCCGAGAAAGATGGTGATTAAATGATAATTTGTAAGTGTGATTATTGCGGTGCCGAATTTAGAAATGCACTGTCTTTAGACCTTTGCCCATCGCTATACGATGATGAAAAATTTGGCTCTGGTGCTAAAAGGCTTTTTTCCGATGTTCCTTTTATTACTCTACGTAAAGATGATGATGACAGAGACGGTTCTATTTACGTAAAAGTTATTAAAAAGGATGTTTGTTCAGACTGCATAGAAAAAATAGCCCTAAAGGATGAGGTGAGCGAATGACAGAATTAAAACCGTGTCCGTTCTGCGGAGCGAAGGCTCTTATAGATATTATTCCTGCCCACAGACATTCTGAATGGCTGAGGAAACAGATACCAGACCTGCCAGACTGCGAAGGCGAAGCATTTGTAGAATGTACAGGATGTACAGCTATGGTAGCAGGAGATACACCTGAAAAAGCTATAGCTGAATGGAACAGAAGAACACAATGATGTTGACTCTGACATCCCAGAGCTTGAATAAGCAGAGAAAAAGAGAAGGTGTATATATTTATACCTTCTCAATCGTTTGATGGCGTATATGGCTATCCTAGAAGCAGATTTTAATGGAGATTGTGGAATGCGTGAATATAATGACTATGTTTCGCTGACGAAGCGATATTTGAAGAATTATAACCAGTTCAAGGTGTCCGTGGAAAATATGAAGGAAGATATACGCTCTCTGGAAGAATCCATTGAGAAAAGTTTGAATGTATCGGCACCTATAGCAAAGTATGGAGATGAACCGTCTGGCGGCACAGGTGAGCTTAATTCTGTGGAAAGAGCTGCCGACCAGCTTGTTCAGATGAAGAACAGACTATGTGTCATCAAGACTGACATGAATGAGCTGTCCAAGAGAATACTCAAGATTGACAGGGCGTTGAGTGGTCTGAAGAAAAGAGACGCTGAGATCATCAATGAGCGTTATTTTTACGGTTGCTCATGGGAGCAGATTGGCGACAAGCACTGCTGCACTGCTAAATGGGCAAGAGACTGCGGAGGCGAAGCCGTAAAGCAGATTGCGTTTATGATGTTTGGAATGAAAGTAAAGCCGTACATGGCAAACTTTGTATTTGCTGATTAAACAGATATAGAAACGAGGTAAATGATGAATTATAACGATGTTAAACTTGTTGTGGATGGTGTTACTATTGCTGGAACCAAGATTGTAAAGAGACTTGTTCCAGAAGATGCGGAGACTATTGATTGTGAGCCAGTCAAGCGTACCATCCTTGATGAGCTTATGGAAATGATCAACATAGAGGCACAGTGTCAGGCTGACTTGGAGGCGTGTTCTACAATATCTGCTGACAGGTGTTTCCACAACGGAGCGATGACTGAGGCAATCAGGCTCAGGTCTGCTATAAGAAGCTTTGCTATTAAGCACGGTATAAGGATTGGTGAAGACAGTGAGCTGCGAAGTGCGTATTGATAAGACTGGGAGAATAATCCTGAGAGTTGTCAACGGATATACTGGTAAAGAAAGAATCATCCCACTGACTGCCAATGAAGCGCACTCCATTGGAATGGATCTGGTCAATTACGCATATAATGCGAATGACAGAAAGGTGCTGATAAGTGACATTTTACCAAGCGTTGGTGTCTCTTAGACTACATTTTACTGTACTTTTTAACGGCATTTTAGTGTACTTTTTTACGGCGTTTTTGTTCCTTTTTTTCGCTTTAAAGTGTGCTATAATGGTACTGTCAGAAAATTCGGAAAACGATATACGTCATCGGGACCTGAAAGTTTGGGTCCTTTTTGTTTGATATAGAGTAGGCGTTTTGATGTAGTTAGTCAAGAAAAGTTTTGTACAAACCTATACGAAATGCCACCAAATATAACGCAAAACGATGTACAATTTGCCAGTCCTTTGATAGAATGAAGATGGGACAACCAAACCCAATTCATCAGGAAGGAGGCAATGTAAGCGAAAGAATGTTTGGTCGTTGGTGAAACGTAGGTGTCAGACCATAAAAATAATGTTTTATAATCGAAGGCGTGTTTGACATTGCGGAGTAGCATGTGTTATATTGAAAGAGGAATGAGGTATAATGGTCAAATGTAAAGTCTGGACTAGCCGATTCAGCAACAAGGAATTGCAGTCAGGCAACTATACCGTTGTGGGCATAGTCAGGGGGATGCCGAAGTTTCCAGTACGATATACGATAGCTGGAAACATAATCGAGCTTGCACCGCCTAGCTACCTGTTCAACGAGTATGACAGGGAAAGATTTACAGGAAAGTATTTCAAGCACGTAGATAAGCTTGGGGTACAGAAAGTCGTCAGCCTGATAAACAGATTCAGCGGTTATGGCAAAGATATTGTGCTGTGCTGCTATGAAGATGTTAGGAAGGAAGGCGAGTGGTGCCACAGATTGGTTTTTGCTGAGTGGCTTGAAAGCAGAGCTGGGATAAGGATTGAAGAATTGAAAGACCCTTCGCCAGACCCAAGGAAGCCAGCTAAACCAGAGCGGACAATCGAGGAATTTCCGCTGTTTTAAATTTAATATTCCGCTGATAACTCAATGTTAGAGTACGACACTCTTTATGTCGGAGACGCAGTGTTCGATTCCTGCTCAGCGGACCAGCACAAACAGCCTTGCCAGAAATGGTGAGGCTTTTATATTGCATAGAAAAGGTGGAGCTATATGCCAATGTTTCAGAATCCAGCAGCATTCTTTTTGGGTACGCTGGTTCCTTCAGAGCAAAAGTTTTTGAAGGTACTGTTGGAGAATGCAAGGAAAAATGGATATACGAAGTTTGTCGAGCCGTGTGCAGGAGCTTTTGCAATGTCACATTTGGCTGTTCAGTCTGGGTACAAGCCTGCACAGATTGAAGCGTCTGATGTTTCTATGTTCACGTCCATTATGGGATATGCAATCACTGGAAAGGACCTGAGCGAGCTTCAGATTAAAGCAACTGGTTTTACTGACGAGGAAATGTGCGATCCAGCGACAGCACTGTATGCTTGGAAGTATCTAAGTACAGTAAAGGACGCTGGAAAAGCCTACTTCTACAATTTTATGATTGACTTGAAAGAACGTAGGGAAGAACACATTGCCACCATCAGGGAGCAACTGGACAGGGCAAAGTCTATTCTTGGCGGTATGAGTTACAGGGCGTTGGATATGTGGAAGCACATGGACGAGGTTCTTGACGATGAACACTGTATTGTAATTGCTAATCCACCAACGTATACTGCTGGATTTGAAAAGTATTACGACACATCTGGGAATATGACATGGAAAGAGCCAGAGTACGGTATATTCAATCCTGCTACTGGTCTCCAAGAGTTCATGGATTTGTGTAAAAACGCAAAATGCTTAGTCCTGTGTTACGAAGAAAATTCGCCTGGGCTTACTGCTGGCAGCCCTGTTTTTGCAAGGTATGGCGTAAGGAATGGTATCAACGTATACCTGACATCCAACAGACCAGATGAAGCTGCTATGCTTGCCAACGGAAAGAAGATAGCAAGACCGAATGAGGGTAAGATGGAGCCTTTGGAATGCAGTATGCTGCCAAGAGATTACGTCATAACCGAAAAGTCTGAAGTCAAAGTATTTCCGATGGAAAGAATGAACGCACAGTATTACCGCAAGCTATGGACTCATAATTTTGTTGGTTCTTCTGCACCGATTAACATGGGTGTTCTGATTGATGGAAAGATTGCAGGAGTTTTTGGCGTAGACAAGTCAGCGTTGACGATGGGAGCATTCGGAACAAGGGTGTCTGATTCACTGTTCCTTATGTATGGTATGACAGTACCGCACAAAACGTACAGGCTTGGAAGATTGATTACGATGCTTGCACAGAACAAGAAGTTTGTAATGGGAATATGCAACGACCTTGAAAAAGAAAAGGTTGGCTCGTTAAAGACAGTTCAGATGACCAAGTACCCAGAAGCGAAAGAAATGCGTGGCATTATGAAACTGGAAGTAAGGAAACCAGATGACAGAATGGGATTCAGGCTGACGTACAAGGCTGAGCTGAAAGACCGAGACGAAAAAGAAACACTGGTAGAATGGCTGCGGAGGGAGAATAAATGGCAGAAGGAAAGAGCGAAAGCAAAATCCACTATGAAAAAATAGCAGAAATGGGCAGTGGACTCATCATTGCCAAAGTTCCTGCTGAGTGCATAAGGGAGCAGGATGTAAACGCTCGTGTAATGAAGAATGAGATGCAGAAACAGCTCACTGACAACATCAAGAAACGTGGTCAGCTTGAGAGCTTGCCATTTTGTGCGTTGACGTGCAACGGTACAAAGATTGAGATCATCTCTGGTCATCACCGCATCCAAAGTGGTAAAGACGCTGGCATAAAAGAGTTCTTTGTTATTTTGGATATAAGCGGATTGAACCGCTCCAACATTGTTGCCAAACAGATTGCTCATAATGCGATTGCTGGGTTTGACGACAAGTCTACATTGAAGGAATTGGCAAAAATGCTGGAAGATGTAGACGATATGATTGAAAGCTACGCTGGCAAGGAGTTTTTGCAGGAGCCAGATGCAGAGCTTGACAAGTTCCTGTCACCGACAGTTGAGTTTGATTGGAAAAATATTGTGTTTACGTTCCTGCCACATCAGGTCAAGGATTTAAACAAGTTGATTGATACACTGCAAAGCGTTAAGCCAGATTTCATTGGTTACAGCGATGTAGGAGAGTATAAAGAATTCATTGAAGCTATTGCGAAGTTCCAGAACATGGCTAATGTAAAGAACACTGGAGCCGCAATTCATGCAATGATAAAAAGTACAGAAGACCTTGTTGGAGATGTTGGTTTTACTGATGACAAGGAGTGGGTACAGTTGACCGCTATCTTTGGTGGAAGCGCTATACCTGCTGAGTCAGCCGAAACCATCAAGGAAGCGTTGGCAAAGGTTATGTCAGATTGTGAGATTGGAAACAAAGAGAAGTGGAAAGCTATTGAATTGTGGGCAACAGATTATCTGGGAAGGGGGTAGCCTGAATGTCAGTACCCTCCAAGTACAATGAAAATTACCACGATAACTGGGCTTGGTCATTGGCTATCAAGGGTGCTACAGACAAGGAGATTGCAGATGCTTTTGAGATTTCCGAAAGGACTCTTAACAGGTGGAAAAAGCAGAATCCATCGCTAAAAGAGAAGATTGATGAAGGCAAAGAAGCGGCTGATGCCAATGTTGAAAGAAGCCTATACAATCGAGCGACAGGGTATTCTTGTACCGAATCAGAGATAATACAAGAAATGGACAAGGATGGCGCTCCCAAACCTGCCAAAATCAGAAAGTTTACGAGGGTTTATCCACCAGACGTTTTGGCGTGTATGTATTGGCTGAACAACAGGAAGCCGAAGCATTACAGGAAAAATCCTGAAAACTTCATTAAGCAGGACGAGGAAGAAAAGCAAGAGCAGGTTGTTGTTTATTTGCCTGATAATGGAAGGGATAACGAGAAACAGAGTGATTAGAAATGCCTAGACTATTGAAACCGCAGGATGGACCACAGGAGAGTTTCTTAGGCACTAACGCTGATATAGCGATTTATGGCGGTGCTGCTGGGGGCGGTAAAACATTTGGATTGTTGCTTGAGCCTCTACGTCACATGAATGTTGATGGATTTGGTGCTACCATCTTTCGTAAAAATGCTACTCAGATAACTATTGAAGGTGGGCTGCTGGATGAAAGCAGAGAGATATACTCGAACATTGAAGGTGCTGAGTATAAAGCCAGCCCTCGTCCTAACTGGACATTCAATGGCAAAGGCAGAGTTGCTTTCATGCACATAGACGGTGACGCTGACTTGCCGAAATGGCAAGGCTCCCAGATTTGCCTGATTGGATTTGATGAGCTTACGCACTTCACTGAGAAGCAGTTTTTTTATATGCTGTCTCGTAACCGTAGTACATGCGGTGTCAAACCTTATGTACGGGCAACCTGCAATCCTGATGTTGATAGCTGGGTAGCCAAGTTTATTGAGTGGTGGATTGATCAAGACACTGGGTATGCTATTCCTGAAAGAAGCGGAGTCGTCAGATACTTCTACAGAGTAAATGAAGAAGTTATGTGGGAAGACACAATGGAAGCTCTCATTGAAAAGTACAATGTAGCACCGTATATGTGTAAGAGCGTTACGTTCATTGCATCAAGTATCTACGACAATAAAGAGCTGTTGAAGATAAACCCAGAATACCTTGCTTCACTAAACGCCTTGGCGTTGGTTGAAAGGGAACGACTACTCAAAGGGAATTGGAAGATAAGACCAGCCGCTGGACTGTATTTCAGACGAGATCAGACAAGGATTGTTGATTCTGTTCCAGACAAGATTGTTTCCGTTGCCAGAGCTTGGGACTTGGCTGCAACTGAGATTACTTCGGATGTAAAAGACCCAGACAGAACGGCAGGAGTTCTTATGGCAAGGATGCGGAATGGTCAGTATATTGTTCTGCATGTAAGAAGGACAGCGTCAAACGCTTCTACCGTAAGAGATATTGTAAAAAACACAGCAGTTACCGATAAGGCTGAGTACCAGAGTGAAACGGTCAGCATACCGCAGGACCCTGGGCAGGCTGGTAAGGAACAGGCACAGAGCTATGTCAAAGAGCTTGCAGGATTTAAGGTCAAGAGCAAGCCTGTAGATAAGAACAAAATAGTAAGAGCTGAGCCGTTTGCTGCTCAGTGGCAGAGAGGTAATGTTTTACTTCTCAAAGGTGAGTGGAATGATGCCTATATAACTGAGCTGGAAGGATTTCCAGACGCAGTGCATGACGACCAAGTTGATGCTTCGAGTGACGCATTTGCATTGGTGGCAAACGCTGGTAATTATTCGGCACCGCCAGAAATGTTGATGAAGCACAGCTATTGGATTTGATGAGGTGATTATATGCCAGCAGAAATTGGAAGAATAGGTCAGAAAAGATATGGCGGCATATTCTATGAGGAATTTCTGAAAGAGCTTCAGGGAAAAAGAGGAATACAGGCATACAAAGAGATGAGCGAGAATGACGATGTTGTCGGTTCAATCATCTTTGCCATAGAGATGCTTATACGTCAGGTTGACTGGAATGTACAGCCAGCAGGAAGCGAGAGCATAGATGAAGAAGCTGCTGACTTTGTTGAAAGCTGCCTCCACGACATGCAGAATAGCTGGCAGGACACCGTATCTGAGATACTGTCTTTCCTGATATATGGTTGGAGCGCACACGAGATTGTTTATAAGAGGCGTATGGGAAGGAAGTCAAAGAATCCTGCACTAACGTCAAAATATGATGATGGTCTCATCGGGTGGATGAAGCTGCCTATTCGTGGACAGGACACCCTGTATCAGTGGGAGTACGACTCTAAAGACAATTTGACTGGTATGACTCAGATGCCAGCTCCAGAGTACCAGCTTATTACCATCCCGATAGAAAAGCTGTTGCTGTTCAGGACAAAGAGCCACAAGGACAATCCAGAAGGCAGAAGCATCCTGAGAAACGCATACCGCTCGTGGTTCTTCAAGAAACGTATTCAGGAGATTGAAGGCATAGGCATTGAAAGAGACTTGGCTGGTTTCCCTGTTTTGATTGCTCCTGAAGGTGTAAATATTTGGTCAACAGAAGATCCGAATATGGTGCGTGTCAGAAGCATGGCTGAGACGATGGTTAAGAATATCAGGCGTGACAGTATGGAAGGACTTGTTATACCGTTCGACTGGAAGCTGGAACTTCTTGGCTCTGGTAGTAAGCGTGAGTTTGATACCAACAAAATCATTGAGAGATATGATACGAGAATAGCTATGACTGTTCTTGCTGATTTCATATTTTTGGGACATCAGACAACAGGAAGTTTTGCATTAAGCAGTGATAAGACTGAGCTGTTTGCAGTTGCTATAGGCACTTTCCTGAATGCCATTGCTGAAGTGTTTAACAACAAGGCGATACCTGCCCTGATAGATGTTAATGGCTCGCATTTTGCCAACATCACAGATTATCCTAAGCTTGTTCATGGTGACATTGAGACTCAGGATATTGCTAAGCTGAGTGCTTACATTAAGGATATGACAGGCATTGGTGTTCTTGTTCCTGATGATGCCTTGGAGGACTTTGTACGGCAACAGGCAAACCTGCCTGAAAGGGTAGAAAATGCTGAACAGAGAATAACTCCAGACATTGAAACCAACAGCAATGAAAGCGAAGAAGAAAACGTAGCAGAGTAAAAGGGAATGATGGCATGTTTGTTTTTAAGAAACCGCCAAAGGTTGTGCGGAGAAATTTATATAAGAGCAATCCTGCCAACGATGCTATTGTTAATAAGCTGAACAGGCTGATTGATAAAGAAGGACCCATAATAGTCAGGCTTCTAGTCTCTGCAAGGGAGGAACAGATTAACGCTGTTACCTACAAGCAGTTACGAGAAGCCTATTTAAGTGGATATAATGAGCAGATTACTGAGTGGCAGAATGCGTATACCAAGTACATTGTTGATTACATCAGACCAGAACTTCTGAAGGCTATGCAGGTTGGTGCTACCAACACCGACCATGTGAAATTTGATAGCACCGACAAGGATGTTGTTAAATGGCTTGACGAACACACTGGAGCGTTGATTACGAACATCAATGAACAGACACGTCAGGCAGTAAAGACCTTGCTTATGTATGGCTATGAGAATGCCTATTCTGCTGATGAAATGGCTAAAGTGATCCGTCCTGTCATTGGATTAACCAAGGAACAGGCTGTAGCCAATGCGAGGTATCAGAAAAATGTATATGAAACTCTGCTGGAAGCTCACACGAAAATGAAGCCAAGCGTTGCTGCAAAGAAAGCTGAAGAAGCAGCTATGAAATACGCTGGCAAGCAGATGAGGTACAGGGCTGAGGTAATAGCCAACACTGAATTGGCGTATGCTTATAATCGTGGGTATCACGAAAATATGAGACAGGCTATGAAGGCTGGCCTGATTGGCAATGTAAACAAGGTGTGGAGTACATCTTATGATGAGCGCACTTGCGTTACCTGCGGAGCATTGCACGGTAAGGTTATAGGTTTTGATGATAGCTTTGAAAACGTGCTGAAGAAAGCTACTGGTTATAAAGGTGTTGATGTTGTACCACCAGCACACCCTCAGTGCAGATGTACAATTATGTACGAGGAAACAGTTACTCCTAAGGCTGGCGTGAACGAACCAGTTACTCAGGAGCTGACTCTTGATGAAGAAAGAGCTGTTTTGCGATATATAGGAAGTGACGCGTATTTCATCAATGAAAAGCTGAGGAAAGGTATTGCTCTGACGGAAGATGATAAAGCGTTCATTCGTGATTTAGATAGCGCACTAAACAAGATGCCTAGATATGAAGGCAGACTTACAAGGAGTATGTGCTTTAGATATGAAGAAGAAGTAGATACATTCCTAAAAGAACATGAAGTTGGCGCTTTAGTAACAAATCCAGCCTATACATCTACTACTGCAAACGATGAGATTTATAACGAGAATGGACAAATTCAAATCGTAATAGTACAATCTAAGCACGGCGCTGACCTTAGAAAATATAACCCAGCAGAAGGCGAGGTTTTATATTCTAGGGGCGCAAAGTTTAGAGTATGTGAAAAAGCACAGACCGATGATGGAGTATATTGGTTTTTGTTTGAAGAGGTAGAAGATGAGTAAAAAGAAGCTGTTTTCTGACCGAAGATGGACCGAGCCGATAGATTTTAAAGTTATTGGCAAGGTTGAAGTTACAAAAGAAGAAAGAATTAAGGGGCTAGACTTCTTTTTAAGTCAAGGTATCATTGACGAAGAAAAGTATAGAATGAGGCTTGAATCCCTTGAAAACGAATACTCAAATAAGAAAAGCGGTGACGAAAATGCAGACGATAAATGATTTGCTCGAAATTAAGAAGAATGATAGTCCAGCAGAGGCTGTGATTAAGGGTAGGCTGAAAATTACCAAATCTGACGATGATAAGCGTTTGGCTTTCGGCTGGGCATCTATTTCAGTTGAGGAAGATGGAGAGCAGCTTGTGGATCTGTCTGGAGATATGATTGACCCAGAGGAATTGGAACAGGCTGCCTACAAGTATGTACGCCTTTACAGAGAAGGCGGCGAAATGCACGAGCGTGGCGATGTTGCTACCCTTGTTGAGAGCATCGTCTTTACTCCAGACAAGAAGAAGGCATTAGGCATACCTGATGATGCACTTCCTACTGGCTGGTGGATAGGCTTCTATGTTTATGACGATGAAGTTTGGGAGAAAGTCAAGTCAGGCGAATACCCTATGTTCAGCATAGAGGGTAAGGCTGTAAGAGAAGAAGTAGAATAATAAAGTTTATCAAGGCACCTTCGCAGGTGTCTTTTTTGATGCCAAAAACAGCGAAGGGAGATGTTTTGATGGCTTACAAGCTAAAGAATTTGCTTATCACAAATGTCGATTTTGTTGATGCTGGTGCTAACCAAAGGGCTAACATCCTCATCACGAAAAAGGCTCAGGAAGGGGGTGAACAAGATATGACCCCAGAAAACAAGAACCCTGTAACAAAGTTTTTGAGCAGCATAGCGAAAAAGCTAGGTTTCTCAGAAAAGGATGTTGCTGATTCCATTGCTGAAATTGCCAAGGGCGAAGCTATGACATTCAACGATGCCAAAGCTAAGCAGGACATTTACAGAGTCTACGGAGAGATTGATGATGTATGCTGGGCATTGCAGAACAGCTTGCGTTCCATTCTCGAAGATGATGACGTTGCAGACAAAATAAGCATGATGAAGCAAAGTGTTGATGAGTTCAGTGCATCCGTAAAAGGCTGTGCTGATTCATGGGGAGCCAAGAAGCCAGCAGGTATAAGTAAGAAAAATCCTGAAGCACCTGCTGAGGACCCAGCTCCCGAAAATAAAGACGTAGAAAATACGTCAGAAGTTGAAAAGAACAAGGAGGATAATGTTATGGAAATTGACAAGAGTTTGCTGACTCCAGCAGAGCTTGCTTTCCTTGAGGAAATCGAGAAGAAGGCTATGAAACCTGCTACCGATAAAGCAGATGAAGTTGAGAAGAAGGAACAGGTTGCTGATAACCCAACTCCAGAGGAAAAGACTGAGGAGAGCGTTGAGAAGAAGGTACAGACCGTAGAGGTTTCTGTAACTGCTGATGACATCTTCAAGAGTCTGCCTGAAAAGCTCAGCAACGTACTGAAAGGCATCGAGGAGAAGATGTCTCAGTTTGAGGACAAGGAGCTGACCGAGCTTGCCAAGAAGTATGAAATTCTTGGTGTAAAGACCGAGGATATGGTTCCTATGCTCAAGTCCATCAAGGACAACAAGGCTGTGTATGATGCAGTGATTAAGCGTTTTGATGATGCTGTTGCTGCAATCGAAAGCTCTGGCATTTTTGCCGAGGTAGGCAAGCGAGGAAAAGCTGAGTCTACTGACGATGCATGGAACAAGATTGAGAAACACGCTGAGGAGATTATCAAGTCTCATCCAGACATGGACTATCACAAGGCTGTTGATATGGCTTGCCAGCAGCATCCTGAGCTTGTCCGTGAGTATGAGAATGCGTAACAAAAAATGGAGGTAAGCGATATGTTTAACGGTTCTATTATTAACACCAGCTCCACCATCGTTGAGGTTGCTGGAGCAAAGATTGAGAACGGTCCATTCACTGCTGTTGCATTCAGTGAGGGTGGATTTGTTGCTTGTGATGATAAGAGCATCCCAGTAGGCATTATGGTTGCAGAGACTGATGATGTCGTTGAGGCTGGCGATGATGTTACCGCAGTTGTTAAGGACATTGCTCTTTGGACTGCTGGCGGTGAGATTGCCAAGGGTGATGCACTTGCTTGCGATGCCAACGGTTGTGCTGTAAAGGCAACTACTGGCAAGTTTATCTTAGGCTTTGCACTGAGCAGTGCTGATAGTGCTGGTCAGGCAGTACGAGTTCAGATTACCAAGTCTGGCTACGAGAAATAAGGGAGGATAAGTACAATGGGCATGAATGTAAAAAACCTTGAAATTGCGATTGCAAAAGGCTGGCAGCCAAACCAGTATTTGACCAACATGAGTATGGCATTCTTTCAGGAGGGTGAATACGCTGCTCGCCAGTTGTTCCCTGTTTGTCCTGTAGCACTGTCCAGCTCCTACTTCTATACTTTCAGTCGTGAGGATTTGGCTCGTGACAATGTTCAGCGTAAGCCTCTGTACGGTAAGGTAACTCCAGCAGTTATGGGTACCACCGAGGACACCTATAGCTGTAAGGTTGATCAGATTATCACTGGTATTGATGAGATTAATGTTCTGAATTTCCAGCGCAGTGGGACTCCTGGGGCGTCTGACCCTAGACGTGGTCGTGTTCGTTTCGTTACCGAGCAGATGAATCTGCATCAGGACATCATCTTTGCAAAGAATTTCTTCCGCTCTGGTGCTTGGAAGAATGAGTGGACTGGTGCTACCACCGCCAACTCTGCACAGAAGAAGTTCCTGCGTTTTGATGACGCAAACTGTGACCCAGTAGACTTCTTTGACCAGCGTATTACTGACATCAAGAAGATTGGTCGCAGAAAGCCAAACAAGCTGGCTCTCGGTGTTGATACCTTCAACGCACTGAAGATTAACCCTTACATCATGGAGCGCATTAAGTACACTGGTAACAGTGTTACTCCTGCTGTTGTAAACGAGAACACTCTTGCACAGCTCTTCGGCTTGGATGCTGTTGTTGTTCTTGACAGCACTTATAACGCTGCTGGCTTGGGTGAGCAGGAAGACATGCAGTTTATCTGTGACAGCAAGGGCGCACTGCTTTGCTACACTACCAACGCACCTCAGATTGATGAACCTTCTGCTGGTTACATCTTTGCTTGGGATATGCTTGGCAACGGTAATTACATCGCTACTGATCAGTTCGAGGGCGAGGGTGGTACTCATACTCAGTTCATTGAGGGCTTGATTTCCACCGATATGCACAAGTGCTGTGATGATTTGGCTATTTACATGTCTGACTGCGTAAGTGCAGACTAAGGAGGATTAGCAGATGGCAGACTATATAGCTTTAAGGGCTTGCCGTTTTGCTGGTACTGCTTATGCCATAGGGGACACTATTCCTGAGAAAGCTATCCTTCCGAAAAGAATCCATGCTCTGATTGATATAGGAATTGTTGCTGAGATGCCACAGGCTAAGCGTAAGACGCAGAAAAGCGACCAGCCTATACAAGAACCCATAGATGAGGCTAAAGAGGCTCCTGCGGAGGCTCAGGCAGCCACAGAAGGCAAGAAAGCTGCTCGGAAAAGTACCAGAAAGTCAACTGCTAAAAAGTAGGTGATATGATGGCAGAGACTTATACCTACAATCCTGAGTGTTTGTTAGAAGCTGGCAAAGACACTATGCGTTTTGAGCTTGGCGACACTATGGTTGAAGGCGGTAAGATGACAGCATACCTCAGTGATGAGGAAATAACTGCCATGATTGCCAAGTACAACTCATGGAATTTGGCTAAGTTCAAGCTTGTAGAAAGCGTCCTTATGCGTTTTGCATACGAGGTTGATACCAAAACTGGACCGTTGGAGCTTGATCTGCACCAGCGGTACGCAAAATGGAAAGACCTGTATGATGACTTAAAGAAGGAAGCTGACAACGCAGATGCAGCTCCAGCAATTTCTGTTGACATGACTAATCGTAAGCCAAGACCACCGTATTTTTACGAGGGAATGCACGATAACCATGATTGCATAGGATTGAGGGGTGGACACAGTGTATTTGAGGGTAGGTAATTTATTCAAAGAGTTTCTGATTTTCAGGAAGGCGACGACCATCAATGCCGAAGGCAGACAGGTTGTTGAGTTCAAGAAATTAGATGAAACGATATACTGCGTCCTTGCTGATGCTTCTGAAAAGGAAATAACCAGATGGCAGAAATTGGAACATCCAATTAGCCATACACTGGTACAGTATGGTGTAAAGCCAGTGCTGCTGGAAGGAGATAAGCTCGTTCTTGAAGACAGGAGTTTTTATATTGTCGGCAGGAATGAGCTGTCTGCTTTAGGCATGTTTACCTTGTACTATGCTGAAGAAAGGTTTGAGACTGATGGCTAACGGCACCGATGTTGCAAAAGCATTGAATGTAGAGTTTAAGGGCATCATGGAGGAAGTCAATGCTGAGGCGAAAAGCAGAGCGTTCAGAACCCTGAATGTTATGTACAATTCGGCTCAGAAGGTACTGTCTGGCAAGCGTTCAGGTAGGGTGTATAAAATTCCGCACAAGAATGCGTACTACACCGCTTCTGCCAAAGGTGAGCCTCCTGCCGTAAGGACTGGTAATTTGAGAAGAAACTGGCGCAAGTCAGTAATCGGAGTTACCACTGCTGATGGCATAAAAGTCACTCACCGTCTTACGAGTGATATGAAGTATGCTTCTATCCTTGAGGAGAAGAAGAACAGACCGTTTACCCAGAAAATAATTGATGATGCCACGCCAAAAGTTGAAATTATTTATGAAAATCTTTTGTGAGGTACATTATGCCACTGATAGTTGATGCTAACGTTCCAGTATTTGTTCTTGATGAAGTCTCAAAAGGTGATGTGATAAACGCACAGTACAAGTGTTGGGATGAAAGCATGAACATACTGGTTTTAGACGTTAAAGAGAATTATATCCAAGCTGTCTATCTGCCGAAGATACACGCTACGACATGCTATATCAAAATCAAGGCTGTAGATGTTGCCAATGGTGACTGGAAGCTGAGATATTCACATGATCTGACTGAAGTTAAAGAGGTGATTGTTGGTGACGAAGAAAGCACTGACTAAGGAAGCCTTGATTAAGCTGAAGCTCATCAATGATGAAAGCATTGCGAAAGCTTTGGGCAGATACAACAAGGAACCTGCTGTTTTTCTGCAACAGGCGCCACCTGATAAGGACAATGGCTGGGACAAGGAAAGGCAATATCCGAGGATAGAATTTAACCTTAGTACAGCCTATGCTCCTGAAAGAGAACAGTCAGGCAGTCTGTCAATAGATATTGTCTGTTCCCAGATTGGACCCACTCCAGAAGAAATTGAGCCTCTTGTGAGGCAGTCTCTGACTGGAGTGTTTTATTTCCCAGAAGAAGGCTACCCAATAAACCTCATTTGGAAGAATACTGTTGCTTTTAATGACAACCACGATGAAGCTATAGGAACGATGCGGTATGGCTTATCACTGACATTTGATGTAAACACGTTTCCGTCAATGCAGATTGCTGAACCAGATCCAGTAGCAGCTCTGAATAATTTTTTGGACACTGCTATGCCTGACATCGTTGTTATTGGTATTCACAACGAGGTAGGGTATGTTATTCCTACAAGGGAAAAGCCTGTTGTCTGGGTGAGACGCATATCAACGAGCATGGACCGAGAGACATACGCCTGTGAATGGCTTGTATCGAGGCTCGCAGTCCATGTTTTTGCTCCAAAGATTGTTGACAGGCAATTATGGATAGACCAGATACAACGGTTTATAGACCTGAAAGGCGAAGTAACCATGTTGGACGGTTCGCCTATGCTGGTCGAAAGTGATGATTGGAATTTTGCGGCTGACGAGATTAACGGTCAGCTCCAGATTTCTTTTTCGTATGGAAGATTGAAGAAGGTCTTTTATGTTGAGACCCTTGGTCATGTAAAACAAGAGGTGATAGAAAATGAGTGAAGAAGCAAAGAATACTCCTCAGAAAAACAAGGTTGCAGAAGAAACTTTTTCCGTTGATGAAATTGTGAATGCAAGCAACGCTTTGTTTAATGGTCAGTATAAGCCATATTTGGTAGCTGCGGCTTTGAAGGAATGTGCGAATGCTCGTTTAACCAAGGCTGAGGCTATTGCAAAAGTTACTGCTTTTGCTGATAGAAAGGTGGGAAACTAAATGTCTGGTACTTTTACGATTGGAGAAAAGAAGGTAAGGCCCGGTGTCTACTATCGGTATGAGAATGCTGGCAATGTATCGACTGTAGGCGCAACCAATGGCGTCCTTGCAGCACTGTTCCAGTCCAACTGGGGACCGCTCAACAAGCAGTTTGAGATGGATGTTACTATGATTAACAACATCCCAGATTACTACGGTACAGGGGAAGGCACAGAAGTCCTGAAGGAAGGCTTCAAGGGCGGTGCAACCACAATCCGTGCTGTCCGTGTTGGCGGTGATGATGGTGTTGCTCCTACTATTAAGCTGACCAACTCCAGCGGTCAGAACATCGTTCAGATTGACGGTGCTTATGCAGGTGACAGGGCGTTCACTGTAAGTGTTCGCACTAATCTTGTTACCAATGAGAGACAGTGTGTTATCTATGATGGCACTGAGATTTTCGAGCAGTACAGCTTTGAGGCTGGCAACAATGAGCCAGAAAACCTTGTTGAAGCTATGCGTCTCAGTAAGAACTTCAATGCTGTTTTGCTTGATAAGACGTCTGGTTATGTTGCATCTCCACTGGCAAACATCACTCAGGCTCCAATGACTGGTGGTAAGAATCCTACTGTTACTATCAACAGTTATTCCAAGGGCAGTGACGTTCTTGAGAGATTTAAGTGGAACTGTATTGTTGCTGATACTGACGACAGTGGCGTACAGGCTGTTCTTGAGTCCTTCGTTGAGCAGAGCTATGAGACTGGTCATCTTGGAATGACCTGTATCGCTGGAACCAGCTATGAGGATATGGACAGACGTATTGCCAAGGCTGCTTCCATCAATGATGAAAAGGTTGTATACCTTGTTCATGGTTGGGTTGACAGTGAAGGTAAGAAGTTTGAAGGCTGGAATGCTGCTGCCAGAATTGGCGGTATGATTGCTGCTTTTGAAACCAACACGACCATCACTCACGATGTTATCAAGAATGCTGTTGAGCTGATTGAGCCTATGACCAATGGCGAGATGATTAAGGCTGAACAGCGTGGTTGTCTCGTTCTGTCCGTAAACGACAGTGATCAGATTTGGATTGACAGTGCTATCAATACGCTTGTTACTCCAGACGACAATCAGGACGAAGGCTGGAAGAAGATTCGCAGAACCAAGACCAGATTCGAGCTTATGGATAGAGTTGACTCTACCTGTGAAAAGCTCGTTGCCAAGGTTAACAACGATACCGATGGCAGACAGACCGTCATGGCGGCTGCTCAGAATGTTATCAATGAAATGATTGGCGAGAAGAAGATATTTGATGGCTCCACCATCTATGAGGATGCCGCACATCCAGCAGAAGGTGACAGTGCATGGTTCACTCTTGCTATTGATGATATTGATAGCCTTGAGAAGATTTACATGACTTATCGGTTCAGATTCAGCCAGAACAGCTAAGGAGGTAAACTGTTATGATTAACAAGAGAGGACCCAGCGATGTACGCAGAGTATTCACTGGAAAAGATGGTGTATTATTTAACGCTGATGGCGAGATGCTTGCCACCGTAGAAACGTATCAGGTGCAGACCAACATCACCAACGCAACCTATCAGCCGTTGGGGGATGCTCAGCAGCATGAGGCGTTTCAGGCTTATCAGGTATCTCTTACCTTTACTGAGTGCGTTATCGAGGACAACCAGTTTATCACTGACCTGTTCGAGATGATGACCAGTGGTCAGGGTACTATGTGGACTTTCCAAGGCGTACTGAAGGGCAGAGACGGTACTGAGGAGCGTATGATTTTCAGAGATTGCGTTCCGTCTGGCAATGTTGACCTCCAGAATATGACTGTTGGTGACATCATCAAACGTCAGTGGAGCTTGACCGTCAACAGACCGCCTGAGCTTCAGAGCCTGTTGAGTTATTCTGATTAAGTAATTATAGGGGGTTATTACTATGGCAATTCAGAAAGATGCTAAGCTGAATGAGATTGATGACAACATCATCGAACCTGTAGAGGAGACTAATGGCAAAGACAAGACTGACGACCTGAAGGAGTACGAGGGAGATATTCTCAGTGCTATTTTGGACGCAGCCAGCTTCAAAGACAGTGAGGATGAGACTTATCTCATTCGCATCATCAGAAATAAAAAGGTGTTGCTGAAATTCCGTATCAGACCTTTATCCGAGGAAGAATACGAAAAGTGCAGACGTAAGAACACCAAGTACGTCCGTAACAAGCGTCTTGGTGTTCAGGTTCCAGAGACGACTAATCAGGTTCGTTTCCGCAGTCAGTTGATTTACACTGCTACTGTTGAGGCAGACCGTAAGACGTTATGGGACAACAAGGACGCATGGAACAAGCTCAATGTTGCTTCAGGGATTGACCTTGTTGATGTTGTTCTGAAGGGCGGAGAGAAGGACGAGATAATCGACCAGATTGATAAGATTTCAGGCTTCAGCCTTAGTGATTTGGAAGAAGCAGTAAAAAACTGATTGGAGCAGGAGGAGAAACCACCCTGCTCCATTTCATTTTACAAAGACTGCATATTACGCCTGATGAATACGCATCTAAAACGCCACAGGTTAGGGCTTTTATTAGAGCCAGTATGTTAGCTCAGTTGGACGCTGAGAAACCGAAGGAGTAGTTATTATGGCTAAAGCACATGTTATTGACATTGATATACAGACACATGATAAGACTAGCCAAGGGCTGAGAAGTGCTGAAAAGAACCTCAAGAACTTTGACCGTACTGTTGACAGGACCACTGCCAGACTGAAGAAGATGGCTGCAAGTGAATATAATGTTGTAATTCGTGCTATAGACCGTGTTACTCCAGAAGGCAGTAAAATCCGTGGTGCGTTGAGAAGTATCACAGGCAAGGGTTACAACGTGACGATTAAAGCATTGGACAGAGCCAGTGCCTCGATCAAAAAAATTCATGGAGAACTGAAGTCTCTCACTTCAAGAGTATGGAGCGCAACGGTAAATGTAAGGCAGAACATGGCTGGAAAGGCGAATGCTGCACTCCAGTCCATGACTGGCTTTTCTGCACAGATGCTTGCTGGAGCTGGTATTGGATATGGTATCTACGACACCGTTCAGACATACAAAAGCTTTGAAAAGCAGATGAGTGCTGTTGGTGCAATTTCAGGAGCTACTGGAGCTGAGTTACAAAAGCTCACAGACAAGGCTATGGAAATGGGTGGAACAACCGTATTCTCTGCAACTGAGTCAGCGAAAGCGTTTGAGTATATGGCTATGGCTGGCTGGAAAACAGAGGATATGGTAAACGGTGTTGAAGGTATTATCAAGTTGGCTGCTGCGTCTGGTGAAGACTTGGGCAGAGTATCTGATATTGTAACCGATGCCTTGACTGCATTCGGACTACAGGCAAGTGACTCTGCTAAGTTTGCTGATGTTTTGGCTCAGACAGCATCCAACGCAAATACGAATGTAGGCTTGCTTGGTTATTCATTCAAGTATGTTGCACCGTTGGCAGGTTCCCTGAAATATAGTATCGAGGACGTAAACCTTGCTTTGGGCTTGATGGCTAATGCTGGTCTTAAAGGCGAACAGTCTGGTAGTCAGTTGAGAAACATCATCGCAAAGATGATTTCACCGACCAAAGAAGGAGCTGCTTGGATTGAAAGACTCGGTATCAACGTCAAGAATGCTGATGGCACGATGAAACCGTTTAAGGAAGTTCTTGATCAGTTACGCAAAGGCTTTGCTGGACTGACTGATGCTGAGAAAGCTCAGGCGGCTGCTGATATGGTTGGTCTTGAATCTATGGCTGGTTTGCAGTCTATAGTCAATGCTACAGCAGATGATTACAACAAGCTTGCTGGTGCTATTGATAATGCAACTGGAGCTGCTGACAGGCAGTCGAAAGCGAAGCTCGACAACCTTGCAGGTGATATTACCTTGCTCGGTTCTGCTTGGGAAACATTCCAGCTAAAGCTTATGACTGGCACTGGCAGTGGTAATTTCCTGCGTGATTTTGTTCAGGGTCTTACCAAGGATATTGAAAAGCTGACTAAGTACCTTGAGGATGGTTTGGACATCTCTGATATTGGAAGGATTGTGCTGGATGTTATCAAACAGCTCAAAGATGAGTTCCTGAAACTGGATGGCGTTGGTTCCATCCTTGCTGGTGGAGCATTGGCTGCAGGACTGTACAAGATAGCTGGTCTTAGTAAAGACGCTATAGACGCTGTCACTGACGTATATGGAAAGATGAAAGAGGCTGGCGGTGGTGGTGATATACCGAATATTCCATCTCCAAAGGATATGGCTATAAGCGCCAATACTGTTATTGTCAATGCCAAGAACATGGTTGAAGGCGGTCCAGATTATTATCCGCCTGGCGTTGATGCTGGCAGCGGCGGTAGCGGTGAAGGTGGTAAAGGCGGTAAAGGTGGAAAAGCTGGAGCAGGAGGAGCTGCTAAAGGCGCAGAAACTGCTGCAACCAAAGGTGGAAGCAAAGGAGCGCTTGCAAAATTGGGCAAATTTGGCAGTAAATATGGCGGTGGTATTTTAGCTGGCGTAATGGCTGCTGGATTTGGTGCTTACGATGTTTATTCGACCAAGGAAGCAAACGCAGCACAGGAAGCACAGATGTCTGATGCTGTCAAGAAGGCTCAGGAACAGTATGACTTCCATAAGGCTAACGGTATGGATATGACCGAGGTCGAACAGAACCTTGCAGAAGCCAAGCAAGCTGAGTACGACCAGCAAGTTGCCAATAGAGCAAGTGAAAATGGAGCAGTTGGAGGAGCAATAGGCTCTACTGTTGGTGGTATCGCTGGCGGTATTGTAGGAACTATGGTTGGTGGTCCTGTCGGTACAATGATAGGCGGTATGCTAGGCTCACTGCTTGGTGACTTCATAGGAAGTGCTATAGGTGAGAATTTTGACGCTATCTATGGAACGATAGTTGAAACTATTGACAGCATAGGAAACACCATAGGAGAGGCTTTTGATTCTGTATATAATTCTATAGCTGAAACCTTCAACTCGGTTTATGAAACTGTTACTGGCACTATTGATGAAATAGGAAACGCCATAGGAAACGAAATTGATTATGTCTGCGGTGTATTTGATGAAGTATCTACTGCCGTGTGGGATGTAATCAATACGGTTATTGGCTTGTTCGTAATGGCTGCTGGTCTTTATTACGATGTATTTGTTCAGCCTTGGGTAGACGCATTCAACGCTGCATGGGAGTGCTTGGTTGAAATATTTACCCCTGTTGCTGCTTGGTTTGAAGAAAGTGTCTGGACTCCTCTTTGTGACCGTGTCAACGATGTATACGAGACACTGTCTGAGTATTTCCAGATGGCGTGGGATTACATCTGTAGTTTGTTCAGTTCTACGTCAAGCTGGTTTGAAGAAAGTGTCTGGACTCCATTGTGTGATGAGGTTGCTGCTCTTTATGAGACTATGACTGGATATTTCCAGTCTGCATGGGACTTTGTATGCTCATTATGGGGACAACTGACTGGCTGGTTTGAAAGTACAATATGGTCGCCATTGTGTGACCGTGCGAACTCGGTATACGAAACCATAAAGGCTGCTTTTGAAAATGCTGTTAATGCTGTCAAGAATGCTTGGAATGGTGTTGTTGCATGGTTTGAAGAAAATGTCATTAATCCGCTGAAAGAAAAGTTTGGCGGTATTGGTGAATTTTTGGACAAGGCAAGAAATATCGGTGCAAGCATCACTGGCAAGGGTAGCGGAAGTGAAACTCAGAGAGCTGGTGGTGGTTTTGTATTCTCGCCACAGCACACCCTGATAGGTGAGAACGGTCCAGAGGTAGTTATTCCACTCGGAGCAGGTGCTAGAGACAGAGCTTTTGACTTATTCGAGAGAACGGCAACGATGCTCGGAATAAACGATGCTCCAAAATGGCTCACAAGCGATGATACGTTAGTACCTAATACAAATACATTAGGAACTGATAACATGGCTTCTATGAGCATTTCAGTTGATATAGGCGGTATCGCCCCTAGCTTCGTTATAAATTCTGATGGAAACGCTGATACAGCGAGCATTATGTCTCAGATAAATGAAAATATGAGCATAATCGCAGACAGGGTAGCTGCCAAAATTGCAGAACATGTTGGTGCTATCCGAAATAACCAGCCTTTGAGAGCATGAGGTGGTTTTTATGGCATTTAATTTCATATCAGGAAACATCATGAAGGGCAGGAGTATATCTTCTGCTCTTTTGAATAACCAGTTTTTTAAGATAAAAGGACCATTACGCAGTGCGCTGATGAAGCTACAGTTGTCGCAGGTGCAGAGATTCACTGTTGCCAAGGTGACTATATCGAATCTTGAAAACGACCAAAGTATTACGCTTGCGCTGACGCCAGACAAGGTTTCTGTCAAGAAAGATGGACGTTTCCAGACCTACAACATCATCGAAAAGGGTGAAGTCCAGATACCACGAGGGCAGAATTTGGCTGGTGTAAGTTGGTCATCTGTACTGCCAAGCGAAGCAATGAGCAACTACGGTTTTGTTTTTGCTGAGTATTGGAAGAAGCCTGATGAAGTAGCATCTATTCTTGACGAATGGAGAAAGGCTGGAAATAAGCTGAAGCTCCTGATCACGCAAACTGGAATAAACATGGATGTGTACATAAAGTCCTTTGATTACAGCTATGAAGGTACTGGTGGAAGTATCAATTATTCCATAGAGTTTATAGCTGCTGAGCCAATGCTTGTAAAAACTGTTTCAGAAAAGGACGAGAACAAGCAGACGGAAGGCAACCAGCTTAAAAGCAGACCAGAGAAGCCCGTTGAAGCTACTGCCACAGTTTCAAGTGGTGACAGCTTATGGAGTATCGCACAGGACAAGCTTGGCGATGGTTCAAGGTGGCAGGAGATTTACGATTTGAATAAGGACAAAATCAGCGACCCTGACATGATATATGCTGGGCAGGAGCTGAACATGCCATCCAAATAGTAGGTGTTGCAAATGATTGATATTGCAAAAGTTTCATACAGGATAGTAGCTGTTACGCCAGAAGGTGAGCAGATTGATATTACCGACATCTCTACCAAGCTTGGATGGGAAGAAGGAGCCAAGGAACTGAGTGCGAGGATCAGTCTTGATATTTATGATGCACAGTACAAAGGCAAGTACATGCACGAAATGATTGTGCCGATGACACCGATTTTTGTTTATTCCGTTATAGACGGAAAGAGCGAAGAAGTTATCAGAGGTACGGTTATGAGCTGGGGAGTCAATGAAAATAACGGCACTCAGTCCATAAGTATAACTGCTTACGATGAGGCTATAGCTCTAAGGCACAACAAAGAAAACAGGTATTTTTCTGATGGAGCAACGAGCAAGGCTATCATCTGCAAAATCCTTGATGACTGGAGCGTTAAGTACAACTATCAAGGTCCAGATGTGAAGCACGCCAAGTTTGCTTTCAAGAATGAATACCTTAGCGACATGATTTTCAAGGTTCTTGATGATGCCAAGAAAAAGGGTGCTGGCTCATTCTTTGTCAGGGCGAACAAGGGTGTACTTGATATTGTTCCAAGAGGCGGTAATGAAGACATATACCATTTTGGAATGGATGATAATTTGGTAAAGACGACAGACACGTTTGATTGCAGCAATGTTGTGACCAGAGTTGTCATTGTCGGTAAGGAAGACAAGGAAGGACACCAGAAGGTTGAGTCTGTTATAAGCAAAAAGACTGAGACTTATGGAGTCCGACAGGAGATTTATCAACGAGACACAGACAAGAGCCTCGATGATGCGACCAAGGCAGCCAATGAGCTGCTGAAAGAAAAAGGTGGTATGAAACGCTCCACAAGCGTTCAGGCACCAGACGTTCCTTTCATAAGGAAGGGAGACAGAATAAGGGTTCATGCGAATACTGTACACGGATATTTCTTTGTACAGTCAATCCAGCATAATGCTGAGAATAAGACCATGACCATGAAACTAGATGAAGACAAGAAAAAGAACAGGGAAGTAGCCGAGGCAAATGGTGAAACCTATGTTGAGTTAGATACAGTAACCGAAGATGAGTACACAGGGAGCTGATTGCTATGGCAGAAAAGATGGGTAATGCTGGCATGAATAAGCTTGCCAGTCTGCTTGGAAGTATTGCCAGCGAAGTATCTGAACAGCCGCTTGTTCTCGATTTTGGAATTATTAACGCTGACTACAGCTTGACCACAAACACGTTTCCTGTACCAATACCGAAGCACGAATACTCGGTTTGCAGGTGCATAACCTACGACCCAAGCGTTCCGCTGACCAAGACCTATTACGATGGTGAACACAGCCAGCCAGATGCTGGGTACGGTGGCGCACATATCAATCAGGTTGAGCTTCCAGAAAAGATGTACTGGATCAGACCGAATGATAAGGTACTTGTGGCGTGGGTACAGAATGAAGCTGTTGTCGTTGATATTGTCCTCAGTGGAGACCGTGTCGGATAGGAGCTGATAACATGGCAGAAAATTTATATCCAGTTGTGAATTTGCCTACGTTGATACCGCCTGGGCAGGTTGACCAAGAACAAGTATACAAACAGTCAGTTGCCTTTGATTATGATACTGGTGACTTCGTACTGGACGGAGCCAACAAAATGGTGCTTGCCAGCGGCAAGGATACATTCATTCAGTGGTGTTTGAAACAATGCGTTACAGAGCGTTTCACGAAGCTGGCTTACAGTAACAGCGTTGGAGTAGAGATTCAGGAAGGTATCAAATCCGTAACAGACGTTGAAGGCGTTGAAAGCATTATTCAGCGTACAGTCACAGAGGCTTTGATGGTCAATCCTATCACTGAGTACGTCAGAGAGTTTGAATTTCAGTGGGACGGAAGCGACTCACTGTATGTAAGGTTTGTTGTAAAGGGCAAGCCGTGGGCAGAAGACATTACGCTTACAGTTGCTTATTGATATGGGAGGGAAAATGAGTGAGTATAACAGAATTTAAAATTCCTGATTGGCTTGATGGAGTCAATGCCGACACCATAATGCAGAGTATGCTTGCCAATGTTCCTGCCGATATTGATAAGACCGAGGGCGGTTTTGTTTGGGATTTTCTCAAACCATCATCCTTGGAAAAGGCAGAAATGGTGCAGTTTTATCTTGTACAGACATTGAAGCTCCTGCATCCGATGTGGGCAGACGGTGACTGGCTGGATGTTCACGCTTACGAGAACGGACTTGAACGGAAGGCTGCAACCAAGTCGTATGGAATATTGAAGATTACTGGTAAAAAGGGGACTGTCATTGATAAAGGCTTTGTATTCTGCGTTCCTTCAGATGGCAATGTACCTGCTATACCGTTTGAGTCACTGAACAGGTACGTTATAGGTGATGATGAAGAAATAGAGATTGAAGTACAGGCTGTAAATGGCGGTACTGGTTCCAATGTTGATGAAGATACCATCACCATAATGCAGACACCTATCAAGGGCATTGAGAAGATTACGAATGTGCATCCGACCACTGGCGGTACGGAGACAGAGAATGATGATGACCTGCGTAGACGAATTGATTACTACTTGGCTGGAAACACGAACAGCTTTGTAGGTAATAACGCAGACTACAAGCGATGGGCTGAGGAAGTTGCTGGAGTAGGCTTTGCATATACCATTCCAGAGTATCACGGTCCAAACAGCGTAAAGGTTGTCGTAGTGGATGCCAATGGCTATCCTGCCAATGAAATTATTTGCCAGAATGTCTACACGCATATTTTTGGAACAGACAGGAAGGATATTAACCGATTGGCACCTGTTGGTGTTATTGATTTCACTGTTGTTGCTCCAGAAGAAGTTACAGTAGACATCAGTTTTAAGCTGAAGCTTGAGACTGAGTATGAAAGAGATACAGTGATAGCAAATATCAGAAAATCTCTTATGTCGTATTACGCCAGCGTTGCAATGGACACAAGCAATTATGAGCGTGAGCTGAAGTTTTACAAGATAGCAGCTATCATCACTGACACGTTAGGTGTGAATGATATTGATGACGTTCTTGTAAACGGAGCTGACGATAACATCAAGTTTGGCAGAGAGGAGTACCCTGTAACTGGAGATTTAGAGGTGACTATGTATGAGTAATAAAGACATAATTACCGAAAAACTTCCTACCACGAAAACAGGCAAACGAATGCTCAAGCGAGTTTCCCCGATTTACGGAAAGTCCTATGTTGCCAAAAATCTCTTTGAGGTAATTGGCATAGAGTGGGAACAGGTCTGGGAATATCTCCAGAGCGTAAGGGAACAGGGCTTTGTATGTAAATGTACTTGGGGCTTTGGCATAGATGCTTGGGAAGACAGGTATTCCATTCCTCATAATTACGACCTTGATTTGCAGACAAGGCGAGATAACATCAGGATGAGGAGGGTCGTGAAATATCCGCTCAATCCAAAACGCTTTGAAATGCTTGCAGAGGAAGCTTCAGGCATTGACATCAATGTTGATGAAACATTTGATTATGGCGTTGTTGCAATAGAGTTTGATATTGACAATGATTTGTCCAAAATTCCTTATATGTTTAAGGTGCTGAGAAAAGAAAAGCCATCGCACTTGTCGTTGAGGATGGTAGCTGACATCTTCCAGAGTATGGCTCCGTCCCATGATCCGTTTAGGAATTATCCGAATATTCTTGATGGAAGTCACCTGCTCAATGGAGCTATTACGCTTTCAGGCTACAGGATAGAACGGTTCTTAGGGTATCACGATGGTTACATCAATGAAAATGTTTTTGGCAGCAACCATGATCATGACATTGATATTGTTATGCAGTATGACTTGCTGCATGACCAGAATTTTGTTCCAAACAGGCTGAATAGCCAGAACCGCCTGAACAGCCAGAAGAAGCTCAACCGTGGTGACAGCAGGAAGCTCATTAACCATGAAGCTCTGTTCCTGAGGGTGTTTAATCACCTGCATGACAGGAACTTTGTTGTGAACAGGCTCAATGGTCAGGACACCTTGAATCACGATAAAAATCTTAATTGCCGTGGAAGCGTGAAACTGGTTAGCCATGATGTTTTGTTCATGAAGGATGTTCCTATAAAACAGCATCTTGCAAAACAGACAGCTAATACAATCACGATAAGGATGCCGACCATGTTGAACGGAAGGCATGTTATGGATGGAAGTTTTGTTATGAACAGTGAACCGTATGAAATTGGAGGGAATGTGTTATGACGAATGAAATTACAATGGCTCAGACATTGAGCGTTGGTGATGAAGATTTTTACAAGATTAACAAAGTAACTACAAATCATTACCGTGATGCCTTGGCACAGGCTATAGGCAGCTCAGGTCAGATACCAGTCATCAAGAAAATGGCTTTTGGAGACCAAGGCAATGTTGACTCTTATGGCAATCCTGCCCCTCCAGACGAAGCAACGCCATTAAACCACGTTGTCGTTGTAAAAGAAATAGAAAAGACCACATTTACTGGTACAGGCAAGGTCACTTTTGAAGCTCAGATTGTCGCTGGAGACATAGGCGAAACCTTTATCAATGAGCTTGCCTTGCTTGATGAAAATGATGAAACTGCCGCCAAGATAAGGCTGGCGAATGATATGGGTATCAATCAGGAGATTGGTGCTGTTATCAGATGGACAGTATCTTTTTAAAGGAGATGTGAAAAATGTCTAAGTTGTCTATAACAAACGATTGGAAGCCGTTGCCATACCTGTCTGGGACAGTTGAGAATGACACGCTGGTTCCTATTGAGCTTTCGCATAACAACGATTTTGGCGTTGTTATACCGCCAAAGAGCAGGTTCAAGTTTGATGATGTCCAGCTCAATATACGTAGCTGTGGCAAGCCTGTTTCTGTTAGGGTTGTTCCGTTTCAGGAGTCCACCTACACTGCCAACGCTGAGCAGATTGGTGAGTGTGTTGAGGAAGCTGACGAAAACAATACAGCTTCACAGGATGATATTGACGCACTGTTTGAATAACTTTGAATTTATCATGCTTTGAATCGACTGCAGCGGTGCGAGGTGTGATGAAGAATAAATAAAAATTTTTACAAAATGGAGGAATTGAAAATGTCTAACACTAAGCATGTAAGTGTCGAACTGTTACAGTATTTTAAGGGTAAGCAGGATGCGTTTAACGCAGAAACTTACGTTGCACAGGAGTCTGGCAAGCGTTTGATGACAAACGATGAAGGCACCAAGCTGGCTGGTATCGCTACTGGCGCACAGGTAAACGTAATTGAGTCTGTTTCCGTTGCAAATGAGGACATCGTTACTGTCTCCAATAAAGCGGTATCTATTGACCTCTCCGCATACGCAAAGACTTCTGACCTGTCTACCGTTTATCGCTACAAGGGTTCCGTAGCCAGCTACGCTGCACTGCCTTCTACTGGTCAGGTGACTGGTGATGTTTACAACGTAGAGGCTGCTGACTCCACTCATGGCGTAAATGCTGGCGATAACCTTGCTTGGAACGGTACTGGCTGGGATAACCTTGCTGGTGTTGTTGACCTCAGCGGTTATGTTGAGAAGGAGAATGGCAAGGGCCTGTCCACCAACGATTACACTGATGCTGAGAAGACCAAGCTTGCTGGCGTTGCTACTGGTGCAGAAGTAAATGTTATCGACACCGTAAAGGTTGACGGTACAGCTCTTACTGTTACCAACAAGGCTGTTGACATTGACCTGTCTGGCAAGGTTGACAAGGAAACTGGCAAGTCCCTGATTTCCACCAGCGAGATTACTCGTCTGGCAGCTATGTCTGATGAGGCTAACAAGACCACAGTTACCGCTGTAAGCTTCACTGCTGGTACTAAGGTTGCTGACATTGGCATTGATGGTACTAATACTGCCATCTATGCTCCTACCGTTGCCGTAACTGCTGAGAAGAACAGCGGTGTTAAGCTCGCTACTGTTACTATCAACGGCACTGGCACTGACATCTATATGGATGGCTGGGCAAGCGAGTCTGACATTGATGCTATGTTTGCTTCTGAGTAATATGGCATCTGCTAATCAATAAACAGTATAGTATGTGGCTCCTGCATTGAGTTGTGGGAGCCATATTATATTGTATTTCAGGAGGCAGATGATGAATGGCACAAAATAAAAAAATTATTACGGCAGACCTTTTGGAGAGATTCAAAACGAAGCAGGATGCTCAAAACGCTAGTACATATTTAGCAAGAATTGTCTATCCTACGCTGCCGACTGAATATAACTATGTTGGTAGGATTGCTTTTCAGGTTTCTGATGAAAGACTGTATGTGTACACAACCAACGGCTGGAAGAAGTTGCCTTGGTACGATGAGTTTACTGCTCCTTGGATTACCGACAGTAACGGTGATATTAGTCCAAACGTATAAAGGCGGTGAGTAAGCAATGACAGAAGATGAAAGAATAGAAGAAATCAAAAAAGTCTTACCAGATGTAGTCAATGGTCAGGTTCGACCATCTGACAGCATTCCAACAGATTTTCCGTTTGCAACCAGTTTTCCGCAACTGATAGCAAACGACCCAGCAAGTTTTGAAGTATTCAACATGGTATTCAGGCAGATATTCTCGAATTTCAGAGAATTAAACCAACAGATTCAGGATTTTGTTAGCCAGATCAATGCTGGCTGGTCTTACGATGAAAATGGCGATTTTTCTCCTAATCCAAATGTCATGATATTTGATGACAACTGTGCATGGATTAAAGAGGAGGACGGGAACATATCTCCAAACCTTGAATCCAAGTGGTGGATTAAGGACGAGGATGGTAACATATCGCCTAATTTTGATACAAATATGACTTAACGAGGAGCTGAAATAATATGTCCAAAAAAGCTATGGTAACTAATGACAACTTTGATAGTATCGGCACATCAGCAAAACCACTGCTTAATGTTTTTGCAACCAATCTGTACGGTGATGTCAAGAATGCCGATGGAACAGACAAATATACGCCAGCAAACTCTGCTGAGGGTGCGGCTGCCAAGGAAGTTGGCAATATATTGTCTACAGTCGGTTTATCTCACAACGGCATTTATCGTGGCAAGAACCTTGGAACCTTCACGTCTGTTGCAGCATTTGAAGCATTCCTTACTGCACACGAGGTTTCGTCTGGTAAGTTTACTGACCTGTACCTTGGTGACTACTTCACCATTCAGGACGGTACGTACAACAAGGAGTGGGAGATTGCAGGTTTTGACCATTATCTGCATAAGGGCGATACTGACTTCGCTACTCACCACCTTGTACTGATACCTAAGACTAACCTGTTTACAGCAGGTATGAACGACAGCAACACTACGGCAAATGGTTATGCTGGAAGTAAGATGCACACGACTCATATTCCTACGATAAACACCAAGCTGGCAACAGTTCTTGGTAATCATCTGCTGACTCGTAGAGAGTTACTGACTACTTCAATGAGTACAAGCCTTGCTTCTATGGCTGGTGCTGGTCAGACTGGTGCATCCAATAACTGGGCATGGTCTGATGTTAAGGCTGTACTGCCAAACGAAGTTGAGATTTACGGCTGTACTGCATTAAGCTCCAGCTTCTACGATGTTGGTATCGGCTGTGAGAAACTGCCTTTGTTCAATTTCAAGGGTCATTCTCATGCACGTGAATACTACTGGCTCAGGGCGGTCGCCTCGTCTACCGGCTTCTGCTATGCGGACAACTTTGGTGGTGCGTACCCCGACGACGCTAGTGACGCTCTTGGCGTTCGTCCGCTTATCTGCGTAGGCTGATTAGGCTGGTAACCGTGCCGACCTTGTGTCGGCACGCTCCAATAGAAAGGATTTTTATGTCAGTACCAGAAGGAAAAAGAAGCAAATCTCCGATGGAATATCTCCATCTAGCGTATAAGCTGAACCGTGATGTTACGCTGTTGCTCATCCGAGATTTTGGCGTAAAGAGTATATCAAGGGATTTGAAAACCTTTACTCACGCTGCCAAGATGAAGGAGGAGGACAGAAAAGCATTTGAGGAGATATGCAAGCAGTACCATATTGATGTTGAAGCCAGTTATCCGTTGTGGTTGATTGAACATTACAGAAACGTGATACTGAATTTGCTACAGAACCTATGCGAGAACATCACGACAGCCAATACAATTTATCCGTGCGAACCTGACTATGAGTATTGGCATAATCTCCGAAGAAAATACCAGAAATTGGCACAATCGAACTGTTATCAGCTTTTACAGGCACTACAGAATATTACCTATATATTGCCGATGAACAAGGAAAAGATTATGCCGTATGTTGAGCTTATTGATGCTGAGATGAAGGCGTTGAAAAACTGGCAACGCAGAACAAATCAGCAGCGGAAGAAATCAACACAAAAATAGGTCGGTTTCCGTTGGCGGTCAACTCGTCTACCAACTTCTGCAATGCGAACAACAATGGTAATGCGAACAACAACAACGCTAGTAACGCTAATGGCGTTCGTCCGATTATCAAGAGTCACACTTAGGTCATTGTTTACCGCTGTGGCTTGATTAGATAAGGGGAAACAGACCTGCTCCTATTATTGGAGGAACTTCAAGGGCAGGGATGCACCCAGCTATGGCTGATGGTGCTATTCACCCTGTCAGAAAGGAGAACAGGGGCTGCAATATGCCCCTGTACCTGTTTATGCCTTTGGAACAAGTTTACAGTGCTGACAGCCTGTTTAACGCTTTCATGGTTGCCAAACAGGGAACAGAATGGAAAGCAACTGTACAGAAATATGAATCCAACCTGCTGCTTAATATCCTTGAAACCAAGAGACAGATAGTCGAAGGCACATACAAGCCTAAACCGATGTATGAGTTTACGCTTTGTGAGAGAGGACATATAAGACAGATAAAGGCTCAGCATATTTTTGATAGAGTTGTCCAGCGGTCCCTGAATGACAATGTCCTTATACCCAAGATTAGACCGTATCTGATTTACGATAACGGTGCAAGCCTCAAGGGTAAAGGACTTAGCTTTGCAAGGAAGCGGTTTGAAATACATCTGAGAAATGCGTACAGAGAGTATGGCGAAAATGCCTATATACTGTTTATGGATTTTAAGAAGTATTATGACAACATCAGGCACGATGTAGCGTTGAAGCAATTCGGGCAGCATCTGTCAGCAGATGAATTTGAGTTTTTAAAGATAACGTTCAACGAATTTGAGATTGATGTTTCATACATGACCGAGGAAGAATACCAGAACAGCATGAGCAGTATATTCAATGCGCTGGAGTATTCCAAAATCCCAAGCAACCTAAAGACTGGAGAAAGATTTTTGAAGAAGTCTGTAGGGATAGGCAACCAGTCCTCCCAGATAACAGGCGTTTATTATCCAAACAGCATTGATACGTACTGCAAGACTGTAAAGGGTATACGGTACTACGGAAGGTACATGGACGATACCTACATCATCATGCGAAGTAAGGCTGAACTGAAAGCATTGCTGTCCGAGCTTAAAACCAAGTTTCAGGATATTGGTATTTTTGTGAATATGGAAAAGACCCATATTTACAGAATTACATCTTGGCTGCCGTGGCTGAAAATCAATTACAAGGTTAAGCCTACAGGTGGACTGATCAGAAAGGTACACAGCAAAACCTTCGCCAGAGAACGGAGAAAGCTCATATCCTTCTATAAGCTACTGATGGATGGCAGGATAACTTTGGCGAAGGTAAAGCAATGCTATAAGTCATGGCGTGGAACATACAAGAAATATGACAGTAAAACTAAACTGTTTAAGTTGGATAAGTATTTTAAAAAGATTTTTAAGGAGGATTATAAAAATGGATGAGAAAGCAAGAATCCAGCAGGAGATTTTAAACCTTGAAGCAGACCTCGCTTCCAATGCCAGTGATATTGGTGACTGGAAGATTATCAAGTGCTACGAGGCAAGCCTTCAGAGCAAGCCGCTGCCTTATGATATTGATGAGCTTATGGCTGCACGTCAGGCAATCCGTGACCGCATCAATGAACTCCAGAGACAGCTTGATGAACTCGATAATGAATGAGCTTGATTTACGCAAAGAACTTAGCAACAAAACGGTTGATGTGCTTGTTGATATTATCATTCGACTGTTAAAGCAAACAGAAAAATTGGAAAATGAACTTGAGCTGTTAAATGCCTATGATAATGAAAACGGAGCATAGCCGTTTTGTTGCGTAGATGTAGGAGAATGCACATGAACGACAAAATGAAACACATGATAGCAGGATTTATTATCGCCCTGTTATTTGGCTGCCTTCTCAATGACCCATTTGGAGGTTTTTTAATTTCCTTAGTTGCAGGACTTGCAAAAGAAATCTGGGACTATTTTGGGCATGGAGTTAGTGAGCTTGAAGATTTTCTTGCAACTGCCCAAGGTGGTGCGATTGGATGTGTTATTCTCTATCTTCCCTCCATACTGGGGGTGTGGTAGATGGACAACATGTTTGGAGCTGGGCTGTCAATAGTCAGCACTATTGCTACAGCGGTAATAAGCTGGCTGATGTACAAGCTGAAAAAGCATGAAGAAAACAAAGAAGCCGAAGCACAGCAACGCCATGTCGAAGAATTAGCGAGAATTACCCAGCATAAAATTGAAAGTGAAGCCTTCAGGGCATCTCTTTTGGCACTGACAAGGGACAGAATTTTACAGGGCTACAGGTATTACAGACAACAGGGTGGTATAACCACTCAGGATTTGGAGACAATGGCAAAGCTGTATGACGCTTATCACGCCCTTGGTGGAAACGGAACAATCACGGCTGTTTTCCAAAAGATAACTGCACTGCCCATTAAGGAGGACTATTAAAAATGAAGAATCTTAAAGGTTTGCTTACACTTGATATTATATGCGGTATATCCTTGGGCGTTGCCCTCATCGCATGTATTATGACTGGGTACAGCCCAGAAGTTACTGGCACCATTGTCGGAGCCATCGGAGGAGCCATTGGCGGCAAGGCACTTGCCAGTCACTATGAACCAAAAGAATCCGCTGCAACCATTGAAAATTTTCCAGAAAAGGTAAAAGAGATTGCTAAGGAGACAGCAACCAATGTTGTTACCAGTGCAGTCGATAAAGCTATCAAACAAGGCATCAACAAGCTGTAGAATGGTGAAATCATGAACAACAACAGCGACCCTCGGAAATGGACAGCTTTGGCTAATGCGACATTCAATTTTGTAGCTGAAGCCAGAGCCAATGGATTTTGCAGTGATTTATTGGGTATTATCGAAAGTCGGCTCTATGAGCAGTCGCCTTTTTCGATTCACCATGAACGAAAGGAGAATATAGATGAGCTTAAAGATTGTTGAAAAAGACTTTGATTTTTCAAGCCTGTCAGAGCGGAGCGTTACAGATTTGATTGTTCTCCATCACACTGGAGGCAGTGATATTGATGCCAGTGCTGAGCAGATACACGGCTGGCACAAAAATAATAACTGGGCTGGTATAGGTTATCATTATGTTATCCGCAAGGATGGCACCATTGAGCGTGGTCGTCCAGAGTGGGCTATTGGCAGCCATGCCTACGGTGAGAATAGTCATTCCATCGGCATCCATCTCAGTGGCGAGTTTGATGGTTCCTATCCTACTGAGAAGCAGATTGAAAACTGCTGTGAGCTTATTGCAGATATTGCTGTACGGTATGACATACCTATTGACCGTGACCATGTAGTTGGACACGGTGAGCTTATGGCAACGTCCTGCCCAGGGGCGAACCTTCAGGCTCTGATTGACGATGGCACTATTACTGGTAAAGCAAATTATTATCGTAATTGTGACAGCGTTGACAGCATTGAGCCAGCATGTGAACCACAGGGAGCAAGAAGCACTGAACGATTCAATACGCTGGCATCCTGTCCTGAATGGTCCCAGCCTACAATCAGAAAGATGATTGAAAAAGGCTACCTGTGCGGTAACGGTCTGAAGGATGAGGACGGGCTTCCTGCCGACCTTGATTTGTCTCGTGACATGATCAGGTTGTTTGTAATCAATGACCGTGCTGGTCTGTACAAGTAATTTTATATTGGTTGCCACAGCTATTTTTGGCTGTTGTAATAACCCCTGATTTAGCCGTGCTGTTTTCACCCCATTGCAGCACGGCTTTTTTATTATCTGTTTTTTGTGAAATGTCCATCATAAGTGGACAAAATGAGGCGCACTACAAGCGATTTTAAGCGATTTTCAAAAGCACCTGAATATATTTATACCTTTTATTTTTAGAGGCATTTAGAGAAAGACCGCTAAGACAATAATCACAATGGTTTCAGCATATTGAGTAAAATTTTTGCCACAAAATTATCAACGAATACAGAGGATTTTACGCATTTTCTAACATTTGTTCGCCTATTTTTCTGCCCTAATATTTCAGGAGATTTTATAAGCCAAGTTTCATATCTACTATATAAAGACAAAAACACGTAAAAGCATTTACAAAATACCCAATAAAATAAACGCAAAACGCTTTACAATATAGGTTTAATTTGCTAAAGTTAAGATAAGAATTACACCTAAAACACTATACGATTTGTACGAAAGGAGCTGTCAGACATGGGCAAGCAGTTGGACGATGTAAAGAAAGCATTACGTACCAAGGAAGTCAAGAACGACATAAGGACACTGCATGATTTGATTGACGAGAGACTGTACTACCTGACGGAAGGTCGGAACGACATCGTTGATGAGCTGACTGAAAAAATCAATGCTCTGATAGACAAGAACAACAAGAAGCTGAATGGCTGCCTAAAGGAAGTCCTGTAAGCTGAAGAAGGAGGATGAGATTATGACACGGTGCATAATTTGCGGAAAGAAGGTCAAGTACCCGACCTGCCAGCATTTCTGTTCCAGCAAATGCTTCGCTGTAGATTTTTGGAGAACGGCACTGAAAACTGGAATTATCGTAAATCAGGAATGTTACCAGATAGGAGACGAAGACAGCAAAAAGCTCATTCAGAGGTTTTGGTGGTCATAAATTTATTTTTGAAATGAATGATACTCACGAAAGAATTGTGAGCACCAATGTATGGCACAACGGTAAGGTTCCAAATGATATGTACACTGGCGATAATGCAGTGATTGTAAAGGAAGGATGAGAGATATGAGCAAGGATTTAAAAGAATGGGCTGTTGAGATTCTGATAGACAAGATTCGTGGTCTTGAGGGTACCGAAATGACTGGTAGAGAGTTTTACCATGCAATACTCGGTGAAGATTTGGCAAATGGCAGTTACTCATGCGATACCGAAAAAGCAAGAAAATGGGTGATGGAATATTGGATTGACCTCCAGATTTTTGTTGACAGTGAGCTTAAATGCTGTGGCGAGATTGACTTCAATCCTCTTGATGCTGAAAAGCTTGAGCTGATTATACTCAATGACTATTGCGAAAACCTTGTAATGGTTGACCAGCTTCTGAATAAGCGTTGGCACAAAAAGACTGATTGGACACAGGAACGGATTGATGTGATTTGTGAGTTTTTGCAAGCAGAGATTGCGTGATGGTTTCTATGAGCCAGTCAGCTTATAGCTGGTTGGCTTTGTAGAAGGCATGACCTTCTAAGAAGAATGATTTTACAACGAAAGGATGATGAACATGAAGCTGGAAGTAATGATTACCAACAAGGTAAACAAGAAGTATGCGTGGTTTGACGTGTTCAACTTTGATGAATGCGAGGCAGAAGAAAAGCTGAACCCAGATGACGATGCGAATGTTGATTTGGTGGCTGTTGATTTTCGTGGCGATTTTGCAGATGCGTTTAAACAGTATTACAAAAAGGAGGAGCCTTCAGATGTTATTGAAGACCTGAGATACGACCTTGCTGAGCTGGAGCTTGAGGATGAGGGAAGTTTCAAATATGACGCTTTCGCTGCATTGGTAGAGTATCAAGGCTTTTTTAATCTCAATCACGCAGTTAGCATTTTTGCCAACCATGATTATACGTTTATTCCTGAAGTGTCAGATGACAAAAGCTATGGTGAGTGGTTATATCAGCAAGGCATGACCGATATTCCAGAAGAGCTTGCCACATATATTGATTATGACAAATACGGTCAGGACAGACGTTTAAACGATGGCGGCTACCATTCAAAGGTTGGATATATTGCTGCTCGATGATAGGAGGCGTGTATTATGAAAATTAAAGTATTTGTACTGGACCACAAGAACCATTATTGCAGAGAAGTAGTCGAGATTGACGAAGAAGATTCCTTGCATGAAATGTACAGAGTGCTTCATTGCGAACTTGTAGATGTGCAGAGTTTTGACATTGACGGTGTTGAGTACGACATTTGGTTTGACGAGGAGTTTTTACTTAAAGGAGAGCCGTTGGCTTGCACCTTTGTCCTTGGAGAGTTGAAGAAAGGTCGCTGCATTCCGATTTGCGGTAGCTGGATGATTGCCAAACATGATGAAGAAGGCAGGACCATTGGCTTGACCGATGAAGATATTGATAAGCTTTGGACGTATACTGACGAAAACTCGATTAAAGCCAGCATAGCTTGTGCGAAAAAGTTGTTTGTGTGAGGTGAGTATTATGGGATATTACAGCAGCGTATATATAGCAGTTCCGTCCAGCACGTATGACGAGATAATGAACGAAGCAAGCAAAAAGATATATGCCGAGGAAAATGAAAAGCATTGCAGATATGTAAGGTTTCTTGATACTGCAAAAGTTTTCACCGTAGAAGATGATAAGGTCAAGATCATGTACTGGGATGACGTCAGATGGTACTGTAGCTACGAAGAAGTTAAACTCATTAACAGTACCATGAGAAAAGGCTTGTTTGCTTTTCTGAGAATTGGTGAGGACCACACCACCGAATATGATTGCCGTTGCATGGATGACGATGACGTGTATCATCCAGAATTTGATATGCCGTTTAATGTCGAGATAAAAGTCAAATGGAACGATGATTTGTTATTGCGATAGTTTTCTGCTAAAATGTATAGCAAATAAGGCGGTGATGAAATGGACGTTAAGCAGGAAGCAAAGAAAAAGGAATTTGTTGCTGGATCAGGAAGACCAAGACTCGATGAAGGCTATGAGAGCAAGGCAAGAGGCATTCACATGATAAGGGCGTATGACGATGAATGGACTGAGATTAGACGGTTCATGGGTATGGTTCGTACAGATGTTGATGCTTGCAGAATGGCACTGGACGTGCTTGAATACCTTGGTGTTGGCAACAAGAAGATAATAGAGAAGCTGAGAAAGCTCAAGGAAAAACAGAACATGTGAAGGCTGCTCCCAGATTTAGTCTGGGAGTTATTTTTTTGCAAAGAAATAGCTTTGATTGCTATGTAAAAATATTTACATTTTTCGTAAATATTTATTGTAAAACGCTTTACATTATAGGGGCAGTTTGCTAAGATAAAGATAAGATAAATCTACCCATTAGAAGAAGCGGAGGTGAGAGCCGATGGCAGCAAGAGGCAAGTTCTTCCTTGAACGCTGGTATGACAGAAACGCTTGTAAGGAAGTCGTAAGCGTTTATGACAGCAATGGGAAACAGGTTTATGAAGATTATGTTAAGCTGACCGATTTAGACCATGTTTTAAACATGGTCAGAACCAGCTACAACATCACCGATGAGAAACGGTTAGATGAATGGAGGTAAGCGATATGACCAGAATAGTTGAAGAAGTACACTGGGACTGGTATGGGGTTAGGAATATGTGCATTAACCATAGCCTCTACACCTGCGGAAGCAACGAGGACTACTCAGCATTGCTCGATGAGGTAAGAGAGACCATGTACGCAACGCCAGAATCTATCTACTATGTAGCATTTGATATTCTTGAGCATAGCGATACTGATATGAGAGTAGAAGACATCATGTATCACTTGAACAAGGAAGCTGTTATAAGATTTTACAACATTGGAAGGAGTGCTTGATTATGGGCTTTTTTAGCTGGATTACATCAGACACGCACGAAAGCATAAGCAACGTCTATTCAGTACGTGGAGCATTGCCAGTATATCTGATAGCTCCTGATGGCACCACATATTATGAGCCGAATTACGATGGCTACGGAGTATTCGCTGGGCAGGACGCATACGCATTGCTTGCACAGTGGAATTGTCCAGAGAAATGCACTGGGGATGTTGAGAAGGACAGACTGGTTGGCATATACCTCAGAGAAGAAGATCTGAAATATCCGCTGAAGTTTGCCGAGCTGAAGCATCTTGATAAGGAAGTTATTGCAGACAAGGAACAGATGAAGCGAAAGTACAACAGGCTTGGTGCTTCAGATGAATGTCCAGACCAAGGATTTTTCTACAGTGATGATGAAGAAGATGATGACTGGGACGAAGAAGACGATGAATATTGATGGAGGTGGCTGTTATGTTGAAGAATATAGTCAGACCAGAAGAAGAAAAGATTGTGGAACATGTTGTTGAGTTCTATTATGAGGACGGTCAGGGTGGCTACAGTTTTCCGTGTGATGAGAACGGCAAGCCTGATTTTGATGATATGACCGAAGGTGCTATCAAGAATTACCACATGTGTATGGATAATCCGCAGAAGTTTGGCAGTTACAACAAGATGCGTACCAGAGTCCGTTATTTCAAGCCTAGCTCCTATGGCACTTGTCACTGTGGCAACACAGTTTACTTTGAAAATGAGTATATGGGTGCATGCCAGTGCGATAAATGTGGTCAGTGGTACAACCTGTTTGGTCAGGAGTTGTTGCCACCTGAACAGTGGGGCGAATATTAAAGGAGGTATTTGATATGACTATTGAGGAGAAGCTGTCAGATGTATTGGCGAACGCAACTTACGCCTGTTCCTACTGGGCTGGAGAAGTTGACTATGAAAAGGACAAGCTGACGAAAGACAAGTTTGAGTTTTTCGAGGATAGATTGGTAAACTGCATCATGAACGGTGGCAAAGTCACCTACTTTGATATTGAAGATGGTGAGCCGTATGTGCTTACACTGGAAAAGTTCAAGGAAGGCGTTAAGAAGCTGGAGAAGGAACACGACTGGGAATACTGGGAAGATTATTCAGATGAAGTATTGCAGACTTGCCTGTTTGGCAAAGTAGTGTTCTGCTGATAAAGGAGGTTTTTTGAAATGACTAAGGAATTTGAATTTGAGATTGTTGAGTTTGGCGCAAAGCTGGGTGATACTTCGGCAAAAGGCTGGACCACAGAGATTAACAAGGTATCGTTTGGAGGTAGACCAGCGAAGTGGGATATTCGCCCTTGGAACGAAGACCATAGCAAGATGGGCAAAGGTATCGCCCTGACTGATGATGAGCTGGAAGCATTGAAGGATTTTCTGAATAAGTAA